TTTAGGGACGGAAACTGCTGTTTGTGGACCGTTCCTGGAGGCACAACAAAGGTTAGATTTCAACTATGGGGAGCTGGGGCAGGAACTGGCGCTGGCCTGTGCTGCGGGGGTTCCCCGTTTGGAGCATCGGGTGCTTATGCCTCAATAATTATTGATGCAGTTCCTGGATGCCAATACACCCTATGTGCTGGTGCAGCAAATTCTACACGTCTGTATTGCACTCAGTGCCAGGATGTAAGTGGCTGTATGAGTTATGTCACCGGATACGGGTTAACAAACTTTTGCGCAGATGGTGGATGTTCTAGTCTTGCTCGGAACATGGAACTTCTGCACGGAACAGTATGCTGCAGGTATCAAGCATTTGGCAACACAACGGCTGGGGCCTGTATTTGTGGCGGATCGTTTACTGTATGGTATTGCTTTTCTAATAGTTGTGCGACATGTGGACCGGTAACCTATGTTTCGGACACAGCTAGATGCGGACGGGGTACGTCACCGAGCGGGACTTTGTACTATATCCCCAGTAATTATTCGGCAATGTGCTTTACAACAGACCATTACGGATGTGCTTGCAATAGTCCAACAATGCTTCCGACGGGGGCGGTTTTACCACCTACAACATTTGGTTATACATCAAGCACGTGTTGCGGGCTTCCAAGATCGGCTTGCTGTGGTTGCTTATGTAACCCGGGCCAGGGCGGGTCATACACCCATGCCATGGGGGGAAGTACTGATTTGTATGGTGATTGGGGACGGACAGGAATGGTTCGTGTAAGTTGGTGTTAAACGGAGAATATGATGAAGAAAACAGTTAATTTAAACGTCCCTAACGAACTCTGGATTGACGATTTTTCAGAGGGAAAGACGCAGTCTTTTACATACGACGGGCCCGAAAAAGTTTGGTTGTCGTATGCGGATGATGGACAAGTTCTAAGTGTCTCTGAACAAGAACCCGTTGGCGGTAACAGAATAGAGATCAACGTATCTTCTGCGTCAAACGAGGAAATAGCTGCAGTTATTCTTTTGACTCAAAACTTAGCTCAATACGAGTATGAGTTTGAAGATGAACTAAATCATGACGGGTCCATTTATAAAAAAATAACTAATCCAAAACTATCGGATTTTTATCAGGCCTTTGTTTTGGCAGAAAAAGTTGTTTTGAAGTCGTTTGTAAAAGATTCAAAAAACCTGAACTTTGAAGAGGCGGCTTATCGTAGGGCATATGTTAAAAAGTATGCAGAAACTTATGATTTTGAGCCGGCTGATAAAACCCAGATAGATTCTTTTTTAAACAGCATTGATGCGTATATTGAAACGATTAAGACGGCATACCCATGGAAATATGTGACAGTTGACAGTAACGAAATACCAAAAATTCCTGTTGTACTAGTTAAGTTGTTTAATCAACTGCCAAACCCGTCCGTTCGATAGGGGAAGATTATGAGTGACGTATTACTTTACGCTGCTGTAAAAGAGAATCAGAGGCTTTTACAGGACTACATATATGTTTCCGCTAATCCAGGGGCTCCAACCTCTGTGTCGTATTACTCAAACAATAACTTAGCCCCACTGTACAACTGTTATGGTAGGACAATAAACACGCAGTGTCCTCCAATGGTTTCTGCTTGGAAAAAATACTTGACCCCATTAACCGTAGCAAGGGCAAATGGATTTAAGGTTTGTGATACCTCCGGATATTTCCGGTGCGGGAATAGCTGCCTTTTCACCGTTCCTGCTGGAGTTACACAAGTTCAATTCCAACTTTGGGGGCATGGGGGAGGCAATAGCGGACAATGTTGTTGCGGCGGATCTCCTTGGGGACCGACCGGGTCTTACGTCATGGCTAACGTAACCGTCACTCCTGGAGAGCAGTTCTGCTTAATTTCCGGGTGTGCCTATTGCTGTTATGCGGATCAAACTACTCCAGGGTATAACTCCATGTGTACCTGCGTGTACTCTGTTACAACCACAAATTTTGCGTTGTTGGCAAAAGGAGCAAATCCTGAGTACCAGTATTGGTGCAATTCTATCGCGGGTAACTCAATGAGCCAATGTGGCCCCCCAACAGATCAGGGATGTAACCCAAGTTCGTGTAGCGGATGGAATTTTTGCTGGGACAGTGGTAACGATCGGATTAACATCCCGCATATTTTTGATTGTTATACAACTTGGTGTACTTCCTGTAACACCCGTGGAGTAACGGAAATATACGGACTTCCTGGAATATACCCCGCTATGTTCCTTGGATCAGGAAGTTTGTATACCAGCTATCAGATTTCTCCCCCTGTGTTCGGGTTTGAAAACTGTACCTGTTGCCTCAGTGCCAGTACAATTTATTATGATTTTGGGGGATGTTGTTTTCAAGCCTCTGCCGGATATCAACAAATTCCAGCGGTAGGAGGATACGGAAAGTACATTTGCGGCGGTTATGGCGCATGTAATGGTGATGCTGGAGGTATGGGCATGATTTGTGTAAGTTGGAATTGTTAAAATTGTGGTACAGTACAGAACGTAGGGCCAATATCGGCCCTACGTTTTTATAGAAAGTAAAGAAAGCACAGAAAGAAGAGGGAATATGAGTAAAGCATTTTTTATAAACGGCGGAGTAGGAAGAGTCTTGTGTTCTATCCCAGGACTAGAGCACTATTTTTTGAACAACAAAGATGACTCTATTGTTGTGGCCGAATCATGGTCCGAGTTGTTTGTAACAAGTGATATTCTGAGGGATAGGGTTTACCCGGCCCATCACAGAAACTTATTTTCAGACAAGATTATTTCTCGTGAAATAGTTAGTCCAGAGCCGTATCGCCTTAAAGAGTATTACAACCAAAAATGTAACTTAATACAGGCCTTTGATATGCTTGTTAATGGACTTAAAGAAGTACCGGAAACAAAGCCTTTTAATTTGTCCATAGGAAAGGCAGACCAAGTTTTTGGCTATAACTTTTTGATGAATGTAAAAGTTCAACTAAAGAAAGACAAAGTAATAGTTTTCCAGCCCTTTGGAAGCACGGCTAAGTTAGACGGCAATTTTATTACTGATGATTCCGGCAGAAGCTTTGAGGTTAGGGATTTAATGCGGCTGGTCGAAGAACTTGGAAAAGACTACGCAATAGTACTAATGTCTGGGTTTAAAATCCCAACGGATAAGCCGATGCCGGCGGTAATTCCTGAGAACGTTAATTTGCTCCAGTGGATGGGTATTTTTAAAGCGGCAGATTACTTTATCGGATGTGATAGCGTGGGACAGCATTACGCTAATGCTTTGCATAAACCTGCCACAGTGGTTATTGGTTCTACGTTTCCAGAGAACATTAGCTACCCACAAAATCCGAATTTTAAGATATTTGATATTGGACTCGGGAAAAGAACATACTCCCCGCTGCGCATTTCGCAGGATTTGTTTATGGAACGATCCAATGAAGACTTAATGATTCTCCCAGACGAGGTTTTTAAGGACATATTAAAACAGGTGCGTACAACTCTTGGTAAAAATAAATTTCAAGAGCAAGTTAAAAAAGCCCTTTCCTACAACGAGTCCTGCTGTGAGCCCCAAAAATCATGACAAATACTGGATACATACTTGGAATTAGCCGAGGCCATAATGCAGCGGCATGTTTGTTAAAAGATGGAGAAATTGTTTTCTCTGTTGAGGAAGAAAGGCTTAGCCGTCACAAATATGATGGCGGCCCATATGCTGCAATGATGAAGGTATTGGACTACACGGATAAGGTAGATTATGTTGTTGTTTCTCATACCCAAACCATGCAAGCAGTTTCTCAAAACGTGGATTACACGGGCGACAATGTTTATGTTGGGCTTGCTCGTAAGCTTGGGCTGATCAATAGAAAAACTGACATCTTTAACCATCCGCAAGTAGTTGATTTAGCAGAACATCATCACAAAATCCATGCCTCTATGGCGTTTTACAGAAGCGGTTTTGATGAGGCTGTGGCAGTCGTGGTGGACGGGGCAGGATCTTGTAAACAAGTTAGTTTTGGAAATATGCCTGCCATGTTGTGGGAGGTCGAAACAATTTATGACTGTAGTTATCCAAATAATTTTTCCACCCTCCATAAGCATTATGGAAGTAGGGATATAGTTCCTTGCGATAAAGTAACTATTCCTAAGGATGCATTTCTAGAGGAAAAGGACGTAGAGGCCTACATAACGGACAGGGCTGGCATTGTAAAACTATACGAAGCAGTAACAGAGTACTGTGGGTTTCAGGGTATTGAAGCCGGTAAAACAATGGGACTTTTTCCTTACGGAAAACCAAATGCTGCTATCCCACCGTTATTCAATACTGTGTCTGACGTCTTCCCATTTGATTTAGTTGATCGAAACCTAGTAATACCAACGTATCCTGGGTCTGCCTTTGTAAATAGAAACCTTATTGCAGAGCTTAAGGATGATCCTACTGTTAGCGTTAAGGATTTAACACAACTACAAAACAGGCGGGATTTAGCGTATGCCCTGCAAACTCAAACCCAAGAGCAAGTTTTAAAACTAATAATTCGTGCATCTGAACTTTCCGGTAAGAAAAACGTAGTTTTAGCTGGGGGGTATGGCCTTAACTGTGTAGCAAACTACTTTTACTTAGACAAGTTAAATGAACTAGGTATAAAACTATATGTTGAGCCAATATCAAACGACGGCGGGACAGCTATAGGAGCTGCTTTGTGGTTTTACCACAACCTAACCGGGTCGACTAAAAAAGCGCCTAGTAGTATCTACCTTGGTCCCAAGTATGAGTACACAGAACAGCAAATACTAGATCTTTGTGACAAGTACGGAGCGTCTGTCGAAGATGCTAATGATGAAAAAATCGTCGATATGCTGACGTCTAAAAACATTGTGGCGATGTTTCAAGGACGTTCTGAGAACGGACCGAGGGCTCTTGGAAACCGATCCATTTTATTTGACCCAAGATTTAAGGACGGGAAAGACTACGTTAATACGGTAAAGCGCCGAGAGTATTTCCGACCGTTTGCCGGTTCTATTCTTAAGGAAGATGTCCACGAGTGGTTCGATCTAAAAGGCATGGAAGCAAGTCCGCACATGATGTACGCGGTAAGCTGCCGCCCGGGCGTGGAGGAAAAGATCCCTTCGATCATTCACGTAGACGGGTCATGCCGAATCCAGACAGTTACAGAGAATGAAAACCCGTTGTACTATCGGTTTATAAGCAAGTTCAAGGAAAAGACCGGGGTACCAATTGTGTTTAACACAAGTTTTAACTTAGGCGGCGAGCCCTTAGTAGAAACTCTTGAAGACGCTCTTTGGACATTGCAACAGTCAAATATTGAGTATCTTTATCTCCCAGAGTACTCGAAACTTTTGTCTATTAGAAATGGCACTTAGGGACAAAATAGCAGAAAAGCACGACAAGGCGGAAAACCACCGCTTTGTTAAGCTTTTGTTCTCTGGGGAAATGCCCAAAAATATTTATGCGGATTTTCTTTTCAACCAATTAGTGGCCTACTCTAGGCTAGAGTCGTTGGCTCAAAGATACGGTTTGTTGTTTGGCATTGAAGACATTCGACGGGCTGATTTGATGCAGGAAGACTTGACAGAACTTGGAGAGAAGCCCGGATTTAGAAAAGCTACTTCTAATTACGTTTCTTACTTAAATAACGTCCCAGCAGAAAAACTAATGGCCCATATTTACGTCCGGCATTTTGGGGATATGTATGGGGGTCAAATGTTAAAGAAGGTTGTCCCAAGCCAAGGCAGAATGTACGAATTTAAGGATAGGGCAGAACTTATCAACAGAGTTCGGAGTAAACTTTCCGACGACCTTGGGGATGAAGCAAATAAGGCGTTTGACTTTGTTCTTGAACTTTTTGACGAGTTAGCCAATGCCTACGATATTCCAGCAACTTGAAGCCGCAGAAACAAAACTCCACGCTCGTATAGCTAGATTTACCCCGTTAGACGAAGGTCACCAGTTTTCTTGGCCTAATTATGTCTACACCGGACTTAATTTCCGCCGCGCACACCTGGATATTGTTGATGCCAGGGATACCAAGAAGTTGTACATGCTTCATCTAACGGTGTTCCCCCACACCGACGATCCGGCACCTATCTTTGGGTTTGACATCATTGCCGGGCCAAACAAGGTGACCGGGGCATTTCATGACTTTAGCCCGGTAGCTCAATCACACCCCATGCTGGATTGGTTCAAGGTCCGTGTCAGTAAAAACTCGTGGTCCAAGGTCCGTCAACTGCCGGACTGGGCCAAAGCAATATTTAGCGATTCCATGGTGGCTGCCGGCAACATTTCCGATGAAGAGGAACTTTCGAGATTACTGCAGTTAGTGATTGCTAACCTTGACTATTACTTGGAAAATGTAGGGGAAGTCTCGTGTGGGGTGGATTTCACCGAGGCCCAGGATTGGTACTGCCAAAACCAGAAAAAGAACCCGCATACGCCTAAGGTGATGTCGGCACTTGGTCTGGATGAGGCAGAGGTCAAACGGTTTATCGAAGATTGTCTTTTTCCAGAGGTTTCACGTGGAACTGCTCCTGTCAATGTTGGCTAATTACGCGCTAGGTAAGTAATGTTCGGTTTCGCCCCATTCGCCCGCGTCCCGTTTGCTTCGATCCCGAAGACAGGCGTACCCGCGCTCGCGACCCTGACGGGGCAAGAACTAACGCTAATCCAAATCCCGATCGATGCTGCCGCTGGGTCGTACGTTGAGTTGTTCGGTCAAGAGGCCAATTTCGCTACTGGCCAATTCACCACTAATTCTGGGTACCGCTTAACTGGCGAGCAGATCCAGTCTTTCCTCTCCAGCGTTTCGATTGACGCCAAGGCTTCGACTACCCTAACTGGCGAGTTGTTAAATATTTACACGGGCACGATCAAGATAACGATCGCTGTCCGGCTATTAGGGCAAACCCTAAGTGCGCTGCAGGAGAATTTGGCTGTATCCGCCAAGGCCAACGTCCCCATAACCGGCGAACAGTTTGCGACAGCCCTGTCTTCTGTTATTGCCAAGGCCAATGCCACTGGAACGATCACTGGCGAACAACTGCAGATGTTGCAAAGCAGTTTGGTGGCCAAGGCCAACGCAACGGCAACGTTGACGACGCAGCAACTCGTATCTGCAATCTCCTCTTTGGCCGCCTCGGCAGATGCCAATACACAACTTACTGGCGAAGAGATTGCATCATTCCTGAACAGCGTTGCCGTAAAGATTACGACGTATGCAAGGCCCAACGGCCAGCCGATGTTTATCTCTTCGGGAGACGTTACGGCGGCCGGTGGCGCTACGGCGGTTCTTGTAGGCCAGCAGGCTATTATTACGATATCCAACGTGCTAGTATGGGGAGATGTCCCTGACCCGCAAGTTCCAGATTGGGTAGATGTTAACGATTCGCAGACCGGGATTTGGGCTGTTGTGGATAATGCTCAGACCACAGGTTGGGCACCTATTGCTACACCACCAACAATTTGGACGGATGTTGATGATTCAGAGACCCCGGATTGGACGGAGATTATTCACTGAGGTTAGGGTTTAAAGGAAAAAAATATGGCGACTAACTATACGACTCTGTTGGGCTTTGCACTGCCAACTACCGGGGAGTTACCAAATACCTGGGGTTCGGTTGTAAACAACAGCATTACCCAACTGGTAGAAGACTCCGTTGCCGGTGTTGCAACAGACTCTGTCTCGGCAGGTGACTGGACTTTGACTACTACGGGTTTAGGGGCCGCGAACCAAGCGCGATGCGCCATTTTAATCGCCACCGGATCTCCTGGCGTAACCCGAAACATTATTGCTCCAAACAAGTCAAAAGCCTACATTGTAATTAACGAGTCCAATGCAGCGGTTGTAATTAAGGCGGCAGCGACTACAGGCGTTACCATTCCAGTGGCGAGTAAAGCTTTGGTTGCATGGAATGGGTTAGACTTTGTGCAGGTCGGTGCTTCAGCCGGTGGTGCCAACACCCAGGTTCAGTACAACGCAAGTGGAGCCTTGGCTGGCTCTGCAAACTTGACTTTTGATGGAACGAATCTCACAGCGGCCGGCCTGCGTGGATCAACGCTGACTTCTGGCCGGGTGGCAATTGTCGGTGCTAGCGGTACGATTAGTGATTCTGCTGGACTAACATATGTTCCAGGCACCGGCGCATTGACCAGTACAACATACACAGGCCGTTTAAAGGCTTACTCGGAAGAGGTTACAACAGCGTCTATTGCTACGACTACGTATGACATAGACCTTTCTCTGTCAAACATCTTTGATATAACGCTCGGTAATAACGTTACGTTTACTTTTACTAATCCCCCGCCTGCGGGAGTTTCTCGCTCTGTGACGATAATCTTAAGACAAGACGGCGTAGGTAACAGGACCGCAACCTTTACCAACGCAAAATACTCAAATGCTTTACCGCCAACGCTATCTACCGGCGCTAACGATATTGATGTACTTACTTTTTTCACCGTTAACGGTGGTTCATTTTGGTTTGGCACGTTTGCCATGGCTGACGTTTCGTAATGGAGTAATTTATGGCTACTACTAAAATTGATGATGTTGATCTGTATGTTGCAGTTACCGAAGATGCACAGGCATGTTGGGAAATGAAAAAATTCCTAACGGATAACAAGATCAAGTTTCGGCTGATGATGTATGCAGACGATTCACAGCATGCAAACTTATTTAGCGCCTTAAGCACTTGGTGGCCCGGAGAAACTTTTGATAAGTTTCCATTTGTTGTATATACAGAAATTGATATGGACCTTGCTCCGTCCCAGTATCCGCGCAAATTTGCAAAAACGGTCGCTGATCTGCAAAGCGGAAACTTTGTGCAGTTGGCGGTTAAAAACGCTTAGTAGGGTAGTCATATGCCCTTGGCTTTTAGATCTGAACTACGCAGAACGATTGCTCCTGCGGGTTCTGTCACGTTCAACGTTAGTGGAACCTTTGAAGCTCCATTCGGCGTAAGCACGGCTTCCATTGCAGCCCGCTCTGGCGCAGGTAATGTTGGTTCTCCCGGAGCGCCGGGAACGGACGGTCAACCTGGGCAAAGCGGGGCTAAAGGAAACGATGGCACTAATGGAGTAGGTGGCCCCGGAGGCGTAGGGGGCCAGGGAGGTCTGGGGGGACCACGTGGTCTTGCCGGCAACCCGGGGAATTCCGGATCCTCTGGAACTCCCGGGGGCGGGGGAGGTGGTGGCGGTGGCGGAACGCTTTTTCCAATCGCTTCTGGAACAGCTAGTTATAACTCTAGCGGTGGAGGTTCTGCAGGAACCGCAGGAAACCCCGGAGCAAGCATTCCCGGTGGTGGAAGCGGGGGCGGAGGAGGAAATTTTTCTGCTTCGGGTGGGTCCGGTAACTCAGGAAATGCCGGGAGTTCGGGCAGTGCTGGGTTTGGAAGGACTTTGGGCGGAGTTGGTGGCACGGGCGCTACTGGGGGGAATCCCCCGAATACTTGGCCAGGAAAAGATGGGGCTAACGGAACCGTAGGAGCAACCGGACCTTCTGGGACGCCAGGAACTGCTGGGCAGCCAGGAACTCCAGGTAATGCGGGTAATCCCTCAGCTTTTGGGAACATAAACTTTTCTGCTGCGCCTTTACCTGGCGGCCCGGGCGGAACAGCCGGTGTTGGTGGACCAGGAGGGGCTGGTGGACCGGCGGGTGTGGCGGGTAATCCTGGACTACCGGGCGGGACGGGCTTTTCTGGTCAACCCGGTAACGCGGGAACTGATGGGAACAACGGAGTAGCAGGCCCAGGAGGAGATGCTGGATCCTTTGGTAATGGTGGCTCAAGCGGGTACCAAGGACCACTTGCTTTTGGCCCTGCATTTGTTAATACCGGAGATACTGGAACCTTCCCCGGAAGTCCCGGAGGATCGGGCAATACTGGCGGTGGAGGTTCTGGCGGCAATGGGGGCCCGGGTAATACCTGGACGTTAACGGCAGCAAACCCCGGAAACATTACAGTTTATTCCCCTGGCGGAGGGGGAGGCGGAAACGCAGGGGGCGCTGGAAACGCTGCCCCTGGTTTTTGGCCTGGGAAAGACGGTCAAAATGGAAATCCTGGAACACAGGGAGATCCAGGAAGCCCAGGAGGTCAAGGCCCTGGCGGCACAGGGGCAACTCTTGGGCAACCTGGCGCTGCCGCACCAAATACCTGGCCCGGGAAAGCGGGAGGAGCAGGGCAGCCTGGCTCTAATGTGGCACCGACGGTTAATACCAACACGAACTTTAACTCTAGACAAAATGTGACGGTCACGGTTGGGGGCGGAGTCACTCCAGGACAAGTCATAGTTTCCTGGAATAGGCAGTAATGGCCAACTACATTTTTGCCCCAGCCCCTACATTTGGAGTTTCAGAGCATCCTTTTACTACTTGGGAAAATGGGTTTAGCTCGGAGGAACTTGAAAAATTAGTTGCTTACTGCGATTCATTACCAGTAAATAAAGGAACTATTGGTTCTGTAGATACGAAAGAAGATATCTCTGAGATACGAGAGTCAAAGGTGGCTTGGATTGGTTTGAACTCTGAGTCTCAATGGATTTACGATCGCTTGGCATACATTGCTAGGCAACTGAACGGTCAGTTTTACAAGTTTGACCTATATGGGTTTAGTGAGGATCTTCAATACACGGTTTACGAAAGTTCTACTAACGGACACTATTCTTGGCATACAGATAGCGGTGTAAGTGGGACATCTTCGCCGCCAAGAAAATTTTCCCTGGTGCTTCAATTAAGCGATCCAGAAGAGTATGAAGGTGGAGACTTGGAACTGTATACTATGTCTACACCAACAAAAGTGTTGAAGCAAAGGGGGTTAGTCGTTGGGTTTCCTAGCTATGTGTTGCATAGGGTTACCCCAGTTACTAGCGGAATTCGTAGAACCATCGTTGTCTGGGTTTGTGGGCCGGCATTCAAATGAAATCAACGTATCAAAATTTTGTTGGCATATACGACAACGCAATCTCGGAGCAGATGTGCGACCAACTCATTGAATATTTTGAGTGGTGCCAAAAGAACAACCGTACGTACGCCCGCCCGGAAGAAGAACGTGTTAAAAAAGATGACTCTACGATATTAAATCCCGCTGACTATTCGGAAATAAATTTCTCTTACCCGAATATACAAAATTTTATATGCGACTTTAATGACAAGTTTTGGTCCCAATGTTATAAAGAATATCTAGAAAACTACAGTGTCTTATTGGATTACGATAAGCATACTATTTATACTTACAAGGTCCAAAAGACCTTGCCCAGTGGTGGATACCACGTTTGGCATTCCGAAGACGGAACCAAGTCTCACGCGTTTCGCATTGGCGTGTACATCCTCTATCTCAACGATGTTGAGGAAGGCGGGGAAACAGAATTTTTGTACCAGTCCATGCGCGTCGCCCCTAAAAAGGGTCGATTAGTAATATTTCCTTCAAACTATCCGTGGGCCCATCGTGGTAACCCACCGTTATCTGGCGTCAAGTACATCCTGACCGGATGGACAGAGTTCGCCTGAGGAGAAAAACATGGCTGAAAAGTGGATCAAAGAGGCGGTATCAAAGCCTGGTTCGCTGCGTAAGTCGCTGGGAGCAAAGAAAGGAAAACCAATTCCTGCAAAAAAGCTCGCAGCCGCAGCAAAAAAACCGGGCAAACTGGGCAAGAGAGCCCGGTTAGCGCAAACCCTAAAAAAGATGAAGTAGTTAGCCGAAACATCTTTCTTTTTGGGGCAGCGGTTATTGCTGCGGCACTCATAATCTTGGTGCTGTGATGGGATTTTGGGCATTTACTTTCCTGGGTCTTTTAGCGGGAGGTATTGCCCTGTCTCTTTTTGTATGGACTTGGTGGTAATGAGCCAACTACCCGATCCCGTTGATCCGTCTAAAGTAGTCCAAGGGGCTCTTGGCGGCATTAGAGAAGCCATCAAGGCTGGGCGTGACATCAAAGAAACGGCCAAAGAAGTAAACGCTTTTCTGGACGAAGAGGCCCGTGCCCGCGTGGCGTGGCGCAAGAAGCAACAAGAGGTTCAGCGGCGCGGGGACATGATGTTTATTGATGCCATAAACGAGTATCGCATTTTGGCAAACATACGTCGTCAAAAAACCGACGCCTACAAAATTATTGAAAAAGAGTTTGGCAGACGGGCAGTACAGGAAGTGGAAGATCTAGAAGTACAACTTCGCAAGGAAAGAAAAGAATTGCAAAAGGAGTACGACTCAGATCGTGTAGCAAGTAGAAACGAATGGTTGGTTTTAATAGCCGCTTCTGCGTTTATTTATTTTATCCTTAAAGTCATAAAGGTGTGGTGATGGAAAAGACAGCAAAAGAGTTAGCCAGTAAGGTCATCGGGGTTATAGGTATCCCGGCTATCGTGCTTATGGTTGGTATGGTGATTTATTCAGCCATGCAACTTTCCTCCGAGGCACTTACCCCGATTGTTGGTATGGCCTCTGGCGTTATTATGGCCCTGATATCCATGATCGGCGGGATTACCGGCACCAAGGACAAAGAAGAAAAACCAGAGTTTCAGGTGATCCAGAATCTAATTGCCAGACTAGACCAGAAGGAACCTCCCATGCGGGTGGATGTTGAGGATGGCAAGGTTACCGTTCGTAAGGGTGATGACACCGTGAATATGGAGAACCAAAAATGATTACCCTCCTTTCTACTCTTATCTCCTTTTTGATGGGCGGTCTGCCCAAGGTTTTAGATTTCTTTCAAGACCGTTCAGATAAAAAGCATGAGCTGGAGTTAGCTCAAATGCAGACCGAGCGGGAACTAAAAATGATGGCTGCTGGTTTTGCCGCTCAGGCCAGGGTCGAGGAAATCCGAACAGACCAGATTGCCATGCAGACTGCGGTGCAAGAACGACAAGCTCTGTATGCCCACGACATAGAAATTGGAAAAGGGGCCTCCCAGTGGGTAATCAATATGCGGGCCTCTGTTCGTCCGGTCATCACCTACGGTATGTTTTGCATGCTGCTTTTTGTGAATATCTTTGGGTTTTTCTACGCATGGAAAACCGGGGTGCCTTTTGACCAGGCCATGCAAATTCTGTGGGATGAGGACTCGGCCATCATTTTCTCATCGGTGATCGCATTCTGGTTTGGGTCGCAGTCGTTTAAGAAATGAAAACGTCTGAAAACGGCATCCACGTAATGCACCAGTTTGAGGGCTATCGGGATAAGCCCTACCTGTGCCCGGCGCATCTGTGGAGCGTGGGCTGGGGCGAGATGCTTCATCACGAACAAATTAAGTTACCGCTGATACGCCAAGAAGGCTATACCGGAATGCTAAGAAAGGAGTTTCCCCTTGCACCAGAACACAATCGGGTATGGCCCAAGGCAGAACTGGAGGAACGCTTCAAGAATCTCCTCAGAAGTTTTGAGCTTGGTGTTCTTCGAAATGCCCCTAATTTATCTGGGCGTCAAGGCTTGTTTGACGCTTGCATCGCTCTTTCCTACAACATAGGCGTGGGCGGGTTTCAAAGATCTACGCTTCGGCAGCGAATTTTGCGGGACGAACCATTGGAAAAAATTGCCGAGGGTTTTATGATGTATACCAAGGCCGGGGGTAAAGAACTGCCCGGATTGGTGCGTCGCCGCAAAGCTGAAGTTGCACTATTTATGGGTTGATCATGGCTTATTTTAGACTCGCCCTTAAACCGGGCATCGACAAGCAAAACACCGAATACGGCGCTGAAGGCGGCTGGATCGATGGCGATTACATTCGTTTTCGCTATGGCTTGCCGGAAAAACTAGGTGGTTGGGTATTGTTTGAAAATACCCCGGTTTATTTAGTAGGAATGGCCAGTGAAATATTCACTTGGAACAACCTAGAAGGAATTTCCTTCTTAATGGTTGGAACAAATCGCAAACTTTATGCTTCCAGTGGGGGTTTATGGGCTGACATTACTCCGATCCGATACTCTGCTTCAGGAGTTACTTTTGATACGACTTCTGGGTTTACTAGCGTAGTAGTGAATCATACTGCCCACGGAGCAACTGACGGAGACTTTGTTAAGTTTTCTGCAGTAACTGGAAACCCTGGTGGTATTGCTAACGCAGATTTAACAAATGAATTTGAAATTCAGTTAGTACTTAACGCTAACCAGTACACAATCATAGTTCCAAACGCTGCTACGTCCACGGCCCTCGGAGCAGGTTCTGCTACTGGTACGTATCAGATCAATGTGGGCACAGCCGTTAGCTATTTTGGGTACGGTTGGGGAACAGGTAAGTGGGGTGAGGAAACGTGGGGAACGCCCCGAACTTCGGTGACCACAGGTCTACAACTATTCTCTCGGGTATGGCAGTTTGACAATTATGGCGAAGACGTAATTTGCCAATTAGTTAATGGCCAAACCTTTTTGTTTGACACCAGTGCTGGAATTACAACTCCCGCAACACTTATCTCTGGGGCGCCAACAAAGAGTGAATATGCTCTTGTGTCTAGCCCAGACCGACATCTAATATGTTTTGGGACAGAAACAATTATTGGAGATCCAACAAGTCAAGACAGGATGTTTGTTCGATTCTCCAACCAAGAAGATATTAATACCTTCCAAGAAAGCGCTACAAATACGGCAGGTGGTCAACGTTTAAGTGACGGAAGTCGAATTATTAGTGCAATTCGGTCTCGTGGTCAGATCCTTATTTTTACTGATACGTCATTGCATGGCATGCAGTACGTAGGACCGCCATACACGTTTAGTTTTCAACAACTTGGCGCAAACTGTGGTTGTACCGGGCCACATGCTGCAGTGGATGTAAATGGTCTTGCTTTCTGGATGGGGCCAGAAGCGTTTTATGCTTTTGATGGTACTGTTAAAAAGCTTGCTTGTACCGTTCAAGACTATGTATTTAAAGACATAAACTTGACGCAAGCCACTAAATTTCATGCTGGGGTTAATTCGCAGTTTAACGAAGTTACTTGGTGGTATTGCTCTGCTGGAGTTGATTATATAAATCGATTTGTAACTTACAACTATCTTGAAAACGTGTGGTCATCAGGATCTTTATCTAGGACGTCCTGGAGAGATGTGAACGTTTATAACAAGCCATTAGCTTCGGAGTATTTATTGCTAAGCAATGAGCCTACTATTTCCACAATTTATGGCCTCACTGCTGGTCGTACATTAATTTTTTCGCATGAGCAGGGCTATAACGCCAATGGCCAACCTATTTTGGCCTATATCCAATCCGGCTACTTTGACATTGGCGATGGCGACAACATGATGTACATGAAGCGGTTTATTCCGGACTTTAAGAACCAGGTCGGAGATTTAACTGTACATCTTTTGCTTCGCCCATACCCGCAGGCTTCTGCTGCACCTTCTTCGTTAGATCCGTACGTTATTGCCCCAACTACCCAAAAAGTAGATACCAGAGCAAGAGGTCGTCAGATTAGCCTGAGGATAGAAAGCGATGATTTAAGTACAAATTGGCGATTTGGAACAATGCGAGTTGATATTCAGCCGGATGGGTTGAGATGAGCAAAATATTCAACGTTCGTCTCCCTGACGCGGCAGCGTCGCCGGTATACGATCCGCAGAAGTTTAACCAGTTAGTCCGATCTCTCGAGCAGATTGTTCTACAGTTAAACTCCACCTATAACTCTACAATCGATGAGACCACCTCTGGGGCACAACGTTGGTTTGGTGGAGCTGGCGCTGGCGGGGGATTTGCCGGAGGTGTAAGGGGCTTTCAATTATCTAACGGTATTTTATTGCCGCACGCAACACTTTTTTCAACAGTTGACCAAGCCAATGCCGGAATCACTAGTGAAAATATCCTTACTTATAACAATATTCCAATTACAAACGGAATACGTGTTGTAGACAATTCAAAAATTTACGTCCCGTGTGCTGGAAACTATCTTGTCACTTTTACCCTTCAAGTTACTAATCGTAGTAACTCCACTGGAGAGTTTGAGGTCTGGTTTAAGGATACGGGAGTCAATGTTGCATCCAGCAATACCCGTTTTGATGTCCCATCTAGAAAAAGTGCCACTATCTGGAGCCATGTTGTTCCAGCAATTACTGGAATTTTTACAATTACAGATCCAATTAATAGTTATTTGGAATTGGCCTGGTGGTCAGACAATATTGACGTTTACCTAGAACAATATCCAGTTAACACGGCCCCCAACAGACCAGAAATTCCATCTGTAATTTTTACGATTAATTTTATTTCGGCAAACTGACATGGCCAATAAATATTTTAGAAACCATTTAATTCCGGCTCCGGCATCCGAAACGGACATGTACATTGTCCCGGACGCAAACACGGCCATTCTGTCTTCTTTGCGGGTCACAAACGCTAATGCGGGGGTAGCCTCAATTACGGTGTCCGTCTACCCAACTGGGGGTGGTTCCGAGTATTATTTAATCAAAGGTTACAGCCTGGCACCCAATGCCACGATGGACGTTTTTTCTGGCGTGCCTGTAGTTTTAGAGGCCACTGATGAACTCACAATAGAGTCTTCGGTCGGTTCAGTACATTTTTATCTGTCTTATCTAGAGATGGACAGAAATTAATGAAATCCGTCATAATATTGACCAAATTCGCGTCCTTTCCCGACGCGCGGACGAAGTAGGTCCATCGCCCCATATGGAAAGGACGCAAATGGAAGACCAAGGAATCATGGCCTTGCCCCAGGCAGGCATGCAAGCACCAACGGCTCAACCCGTTGCACAGGTTGGTGAGGCAGAGCAGGCAGCCTTTGAACAGGCCCGGATGCAGGTAAACCCTAAGGAATTTGGGGATGCACTGCTTGAACAGGCAAAAAATGCCGATCCGGAGGCGGTGGACGAGTTTGTTCAACTGCTAAACAGCATTAATCTTCCCATGGAGGTTATCGACCTTCTAGGCCAGGTTGTGGATGTAATCCTGGCTGATCCACAGAATTACCCTCAAATTCGTGCGTCCCTTCTGGCGGAGGGAATCCCCGAGGATCTCTTACCCCCGGAATTTGACCCAAATTATTTTGCTGCCCTAAACATGGCTCTGGACCAGATGAGTGCCCGGTCCATGGCCCCCGAACCACAGGCTTTTGCCAAAGGCGGGATTGTGCAGCTCAATCCGATCGCTGCAGCCCTGGCTGGAAAAGGCCGGCACGGGGATAGACTTTTGGCCCACATTACTCACGGAGAAGCACGTTTGTTGCGCCGCAGAGGTGGGTCTGGAACCATCAACCCTGAAACAGGACTCCCAGAATTTTTTATTGACAAGATCGTCAAGGGCGCAAAAAACCTAGTCAAAGGCGTAGGTAAGGCACTTAAAGATGTCGGCCGTGGCATCAAAAAGTTTGCTTCCTCTAGCATTGGCCGAATGGTTACCACTGTTGCTCTTGGCTTTTTCTTAGGTCCTGCCGCCGCTGCCGCAATGGGAGTCTCCTCCGCTGCTGGTATTGCAGCAATGAGCGGTTTTGTGGGGGGCTTTGGTTCCTCAATGTTGGCAGGACAAAGCGTTAAAGATGCTCTAAGAACTGGGGCCTTTGGCGCACTTACCGCAGGAGCAATAACTGGATTGACTACGCCAGGTGCGTTTGCGGCTTCGGCAAATGCCCCGACATCGTTTTCCCAAGCTCTTTCGCAACAAACCGATAAGTTTACTGGCGGGATTAAATCTTTAATTGGTGGGAATGTTTCTCAGGTTCAAGCACCTCCTGCCACCCCCACACAAGCGGCTATCCCCACCCCAACGGAGACTGTGGCATCAAATGTAATGCCATCGGATGTTGCTAGGGGGGAGTTTGTTGATAAGGCTTTAGCGCAACGCGGTCTTCAGTACAACCCGTCTGGCGGCCCATTGATTGAAGCAATGCCACCTGATGTTGCTAGTGGCCAGGCCGTGGATAGAGCACTAGCGCAACGCGGTCTTCAGTACAACCCGTCTGGCGGCCCGTTAGTTCAAGGAGCACCTACTAATGTTGCTGGCGCCCAGTTAGCACAACAGCCCCCATATAACTATATAGATTCCTCAACTGTCGTTCCTGAACAATCTTTATTTGACCAAGCCGCTGCCGGGGCGAAAAAAGTAGGCCAGGGGATCATGGATTTCTATAATCCAGAATCGTCCCCCCAAGATTTAAATGCTGCTGCTCAAAAGTTATCCGGGGGAGCATATAAAAACTACCAAGAAGCTTTCACCGATTTGACGTCTAAAAACACTCCTGCAGCGGCTAAACAACTTGCTGCAATTCAAAAAGCTGCTGAACCCATGTTTGGTACTACCAGCCGCGTTGTTGGAACAGGTCTTGGAGCACTTGCCCTGACCGGAGGATTTAAACAAGAACCAGTTACCCCGCCAAACATAGTTCCCAAAGAAACGGGATATGACCTTTTACGTAGTCGCCCGGACATTTTTGGCGTTACAGTAGGTGGTGGCCAAACGGTGTACCCAACTAGACCTGGAATGATGTACGCAGCTACTGGTGGTATTGCTGCTGTTGCGCCTCGTAAATACAACTTAGGCGGATATGCTAATGGTGGTCAGCCACGACATTTCCCGCGCAGGACCGGGCAGATCTCCGGTCCAGGTACAGAAACCTCAGACTCAATTCCCGCAATGTTGTCGGATGGAGAATTTGTTATGACTGCTAGGGCTGTTCGTGGTGCTGGCGGTGGATCCCGCAGAGAAGGCGCAAAACGCATGTACCAAATGATGCGTGCCTTTGAAAGGAAAGCATAATGGCTACAGAAATTACCGAACAGATAGTACGCGAAGCGCCACAGATTGAGGCCTATAAGTTAGGCCTGTTAGAAGCAGCAAAGGCGCAAATTGCGAGACCCATGGATTTACCCGCCTATCAAGTGGCGGGTATGGCACCGGAGCAAGTAGAAGCCGCTCAACTGGCAAAACAAGGCATTGGCGCATACGCGCCGTTTATGACGCAAGCTGGGCAGGCTGTCAAAGCAGGTATTGGAGCGCTGGGTTACGGCACGCAGATGGCTGCTCAACTTCCCCAGTTTGCTACAGCAGCAGGCACAGGCATGCCGTCTGTGCAACAGGGCATTACAACTCTTGGTCAAGCTGCCGGAAATGTGCCTGGTGCCACGATGGGCTACAACCCGAATATGGCCCAAGCGTTTATGAATCCGTATCAGCAACAGGTTACTGAGCGTGCATTAACGGAGATGCGTCGCCAAGCTGATATCGCTCGCCAAGGTCAGGCTGCTCAGGCTGTTAGAGCCGGTGCTTTTGGTGGCACTCGTGAAGGTGTTCAGCGTGCAGAGTTTGAGCGTGGCCTTCAAGATGTCATGAGCCAGCGCATTGCACAAGACTTAGCTGCAAACTACGCTCAAGCACAACAAGCTGGGATGGCCGGGTTCGAAGCACAGCAGCAACGTCAACTTAGCGGTGCCGGCCTTCTTGGCCAAATGGGCACGCAACAAGCTCAAATGGGTCTTCTCCCAGCACAAATTGCAGCGCAACAAGCAAATATCCTCGGTACTGGAGCACAGTTGTATGGCTCTCTTGGCCAGGGTCTAGGTTCTCTTGGCGTGCAACAAGGCGCTTTGGGTGAAAGTGCTCAACGTGCTGGTCAGTCAGACGTTAATATGTTGTTTAATCTTGGCGAACAACAACGTCAAATTAGCCAGCAAGGTTTGGAAGCACAACGCGCTACGCAACTGCAAAGGACAATGGCTCCCTACCAGCAACTAGGTTTCTTGTCGGACATTTACAAAGGCGCTCCATCTAGTTCCATGGCAATTACTGGGCAGAGTGCGCCAACCACTAGTCCATTGCTGCAGGCAGCTTCTTTAGGCATTGGCGCACTGTCTGCTGCTACCGGGGCACAAAAAGCTGGCCTATTTGGACCTTGAGGATAAGTACATGAAAAAACAGGTTCTTGAGAGGGCAATGTTTGCCAAAGTCTCTCCTAAGTCAGAATCGAAAGGTATCCTAAGCGGGATTGCCGATGACGAAGACGAATATGAGCGTCGTCCTGATGACCTAGAGATCATTGCAAACAACATCCGTGGAGACATGCGCTCCATGGATGAACGTTATTTAGAACTTGCACAAATGGTCGGGGAAGCAGCGTTTGATACCCCTGAAGAAGTAGTTACACTGATGCAAGCTCAGTTTGCACAGCAGCAACAACCACCGATCCCGGCCCCCGCACCATCACAACAGGGCATCGGAAGTCTTCCCCCACAAGCCCCGCCAATGCCTCCTGGTGGTATTGCATCTGGTATGGAAGAACAACCCATGCTTCCGCAAGGGCAAGAACCTATCCAAATGGCTCACGGCGGAATTGTTTACCGTCAACTTGGCAGCCCTCCTTCCGGCGAAATGGCCGGTAGAACAACCATTGATAACGAACTTTTGCGTCAGGCAACAGAGCGTCGTGGTTTGCTTTCCAGAATGATGGGTGGTGCCCGTGATTTAACTGCGAATATTGATGATCGCGTAAGTAACTTTCTGTCTCAACAAATGCAGACCAGGGGCCCTGTGTCCGCTTCCGGCAAAGAAATACCTTTCGTGGATAAGCAAGGACGTTTTTATCAGCCGGTAGGTGGTACAAACCCCAACATGCCTAGCCGTGGTTTTCCCATGGCAAGTAAATTTAATCTTGGCCGTTTTGCTACTCGTTTCGGACCGGCTGGAATTGCGGCTGGTTTTGCAACCGACGCTTTGATTGAATCCGATCCAAGTCGTGGTCAACTATACGGCAGCATGTTTGATTTAGAAACTGGGGCTGGTGCGGAAGATCGCCCGGGTTTTGCTAGAAGTGTGGTTCCTACCTCCGCTGCTCCCACCACAGTTACTCCTGCCCCAGGTGCCCAGGTAGAAATGCCGAGTGGAGGTGGAGGGGAAGGAGTTCCTCCACCCCCGGCCCCCGGAGCAGTTGGCGGTTTCACGAAAGATAGTCTTCTTCCGAAAAGGGATGGGGAAGGATTATTCACCCGTATTCCCCCTAGTGCTGAACCCGAAGATCAAGGAAAAGATTTCCGTCAACGCGTTCAAGAAAAAATGGACATCTATTCCGAGTTTCTTGGCTCTGATCCAGAAATGCGGAAGGCTCAAGCTCTCTTTATGCTCGCAGAGGCCGCAGTTAATACCGCTGCCGCCACGGGTAGAAGCACTGCCGAGCGCATTGCCAAGGGTGTTAAAGGTCTTCCGGCCGGTCTGGCTGCAATTGGAGCAGAGGCTCAGAAGGATAAACGGGCCATTGCTGCGGCCGCCCTATCTGCAGTTGAACAGGAATACGCAGATGCAAGAAAAGCTGCTTCCCTTATTCAACGAGAAGTTATTAGACGCGGTACGGGTTTAAGTGACAAAGTTTCTTCCCTGACAAGTTCCATTCTTGCCAGAGATCCGACCATGGATAGAAACGTAGCCATTCAGTTGGCCAGGGATATAGACAACGGAACGGTTGCTCAAGATAACGCTACCAAAGAATGGTACGACAGGATCAGCAATACCGTGCGTTGGTCTCCGTACAAACCTTTAGCAGAAAGTCAGGTTGGTTACTTGGACGAGCGTAATCCGTACGTCCGCGTTTCTCCTGAAACAATGACGGTTACAAACGACCCTGAAGCTCGTAAGAAGCTTATTGATGAGCGCATGAAGCTTCAGAAAAATCTGACAATGTACGACAGATTTATGTCCGATGTTTACGGCGACACCGTTGGTGTTCTACCCACAATCCGAAGCGGGGCATCTCGCGTAGTTTTGGGGCTGTTTGGAGATATTGGGTTTGGTGTAACGGACACTCAACTCAATCAAATCCGTGCAAATCAAGCCATTGGTAATGAGTACATAGTTAAAGGTTTATTCAGAAACAGTGATCGAGTATCTAATCTTGATATGAAGAATGCTCAAGATCTCTCTGAAAAACCAAATCGCCTGTTTACCGATGTACCACTTGTAATTGGTACCGTACAAAACTTCCAGCGTGCCGACCTAAATCGTTTAGCTGAAATCGACAGCCAACTCTTTGGCGCCCCAATGAAGCAACTTGATCGTATCCCACAGGGTACTAAGACAGATCCGTTACCTGTTGTGCCAAACACCGAAATGCTTTTGCGCGACGCCTTTACCAAGCGTCCTAACTTGTCTATGCACTTGAAGTTTTCAGATGGTAAAGTTCAGCGTATTGACTCCAGCCACCCCTATGTCCAGCAATTGCTACGAGGAACTGCCCAGTGATTTTCACTAGATCTGATGGCGTACAGGTAGACATGACCACTGGCCAAGTAGTTGGCCAGACGGAACCTCAGCAAGTTTCTGTAAAAGAATCTCGTCTTCCAGAGAAGGGCGGCGACGTTTACGAGGGTGGTTTCTTTCGCTCAGCGAAAGATGCTTTGGGCCAAGTTGGCGCCGGGTTTAACACTGTGTTATTTGGGTTGGGGCCAGATCAACTAGTAAACGTAGCAAAAGAATTAAAAGTTATCCCGGAAGAAATTCCAACTTTTACGCAATACTTTAACCGTGGGACTGCTGCTCCCAAGAATGCTGTTGAACGAGTGGCAAATGCTATTGGCCAATCCATGGCCGGGACGGTCCCTGCCACCGGCATTTTGGGCTACATTGCACGGACCAAGGCCCTGACTACTCCTCTTACGCCTGGCGCCCCAATCACCAAGCAGATTGCAAAAGAAACACTGGACTTTATTAGGGAAAACCCCGGTAAAGCAATTGCCCTAGATCAAACTTTTGGGGCGGTCTACGGCGGCACAGAACAACTAGCTAAAGAAGCGACAGAACCCGGCATGGCCCGAGACGTTCTATCTGCAGTAGCACCTGTTGCTGTAACTCTTGCTATCCCTGCCACCGGCAGCAAACTTCTTGATATAGGTAAGCGGCTTGCTTCAATGAGCCCGACACTTGGGGTTGCTCGCGCGGTTGCCACTCCATCGCCCAAGGTCCCCGGAACAGAGGGCTTTGACTTTTATCACCCAGCCGTAGCCGAAACGATCCCCAACATTCCTGGAATCCGTGGCCCGGTTGGCTTTATGGGCAATTACTACGGATCCCGAGCGCAACGCACGATCTCTAAACAGTTGCAAGATGTGCTGGCCAAAGAAGGTGGCATGGAAGCCCAGGATGCAATTGCTCTGACTACTGCCATTGAGAATATTGCGAAGCAGGAGGGGTTTGAGGATGCGCGGTTTGTGTTCTCGCTTCCGGAAGCAACCCTTATTCCTACTCTCCGCCAAACGTTCAACGAAATCATGCGGAGTGCTTCCCCCGCTGTGCGGGCAGACATCAACGCCAGGATGGATCAAAACGTCCGATCTTTCTTAGATGTGGCCCAAAAGTTCAAGCCTTCTGCACCCATGAGCATGGGCGAGGCATTGGTGCTGCATGATGCCGAAAAGACCAGAGCTATTAAAGATTCTCTGGATCGAATTGAAGGATTAAAAGCGGATGAGGCAGCCAGCATTCTAGAAAGGTATCGTTTAGATACTAATCTAGCAGACGTTGGTAGTACTTTGCGTTCTTCTATTTTGGCCATGAGGGACGGAATGATGTTTAAGTTCCGCGACATGGTGGACAAAGCAACAATGCGTCCGGAAGGTGTCCGTGCTCCAGTTCGTAAAGATTTGGAACCAATTGAGGGCGTTCCTGCAGCAGACTTTGATGGGTTTGCAAAGCGCATGTTGGCAAAGTACAAAATGACTCCGGACAATCGTTTGTTTGGAGGAGAAGTACCTGCTCCTGCAAAAGATATTCAACGCGCACTTAGCATCTTTGAGGATGCAAAACAAAATGCAGTTGCTAAAAACGTAGAAAAACTTGTTCGCGACGGTTTGAAAGACGAACGGTACATGAGGGCTATTCCAGAATCGGAAGCTGAAAGCACCATTCAAAATATAGTGAACCGTATCCTTACGGGTAAAACTCCTCCTGGTGTTGATTCCCGTTCGCCCTCCTATTTTCTTAGAAGGGATCAAGACAAACAGATCTTGGCGCAGGCAACAAAGCAGGCAGAAGAAAAAACTGGATCTCAAATCACGCTTCCCGAAGCAATGGACTTGTTGTTGGCCGCCCAACGTTACCGCACGCACATGTTTGTGAAGTCCCAAAACGACTTACAGTTTGGTATGCCGCGAGCCTTTGCGGATCAAGTTGACCGTAACGGCAGGGAGCTTCTTGCGGACGTTGAAAACTTTGTGTTTATGGGACCAGCATTTAAAAATGCCCCTGGGATTGGTGCGCTTGAGTCTGCATATCGGGATATGTACACAAAAGGTTTTGATAAGCTCTTCCCGCTTATGGCTACTCGTAAACGCCCCACAGGCGAATTTGAGATGGGCGATCAGCGCCTAGTAGAAGAAGCTCTTAAAAATAGAGAAAGCCTTCGTTCCTTGAATGCAATATTTGGTGACAATCCAACTTATGCCAAGAATATGGAGGCAGCAGTTTTAGCAAAGGCTCGTCAGTCCGGCGTAATTGATAAGGATGGATTAATAGATACACGAGCCTACAATCGGTTTGTTTCTGGCCTGACAAGATCCGGTGTTATGGATGATTTACCGCAGTCTGTCCAAGCCACCTTAAGAAATGACATTAAAACCGGTCAAGCATTTGCAGACGAAATTGCAAAACAAAAAGCTGCAGTGGAGGCCATGGAAGATAGAGAACTTGATTCTTTAATCAAGAAGTCTATTCGCCCAGACGCAGATGTAGGACAGTTGGTTCGACAGGCAGTAGAGGATCCGGCTGTCATGCGTAAATTAATTAATACTGTTGGCAAGGATGAAGCTAAGCTTCAGGCCCTGCGTCGCGAGTTTTGGGAAGGAATCGTTAGTAGATTACGTGACGAAAACGACCCACAATTCTTAAACGAGTATTTGACTCGGTACGGCAAATCTTTAAATATGCTCTACACACCGGAGCATATGAATAACTTAAAGTTGCTTGGAGCAATTCAGGAACGAGTATTCGCAGTTAATCGCCCAGAAGGGGCTCTAAGCCCGTTCCGTACGTTTGATATAAAACTCCGGGAAAAGATTGGTGCCGGCGTAGGCACCATTGAGTCAACGGCTCGTGCTGCAATGATTCGTCAAATCAGCCCCCAGCACGCTGTGGTATCGCTCCTGTCCCGCTTCTTTACTCGCCAACAGCAAAGCATCACCGACAAGATCCTGCTAAGCGCCCTGACTGACCCAGCTTATGCTGCCCGTCTGGTAGAGGCTTCTGCCCCGATTACTACGCCAAAAGGGTTCAACCAAGTTTCTAAATTAACTATGCAGGTAGGTGGTTATCTGCCTTCGTTGTTGCGTAACTCTCCACGCATTGCCAGCATTGAGGCAATCCAAGCTATGGAAGACGAGGAACTAACGCGCCCAACTGCCATAGTCCCGCCAGAAAGAATTTCTCCGGCACCGGCTGTCCCGTCTCAACCCGCTGCCCCGCCTCGTCCTGTTCCGAGGATGCCGGACCAGACTTTCTTGCAGCAATATCAGCGGGATATTCGTCCAGAGAACGTGGTCCCCGCACCATCAATGAGCCTGACTCAAAGCAGACTTATGCGTTCGGTTCCTGCGATCCCGTCTCCGCAACCGGTGTCTGGTCAGCAGTATCAGGCGTTGTTCCCGAACGATCCTCTTGCCCCTCTAATTCAGCAGCGTCGGCCGTAAGTCGATAGAACTCCTTGACCTTTGCATTCCAATGGTCCAGGTAACTATCAAATTCGCGCCCGCAAATGATGAATTCTTTCAGGAGGCCATCTTGGGAAGACATCAAGACCACGCCCTGGCGAATTTCCGTGCCGTACATTTCATTATGCGCCGCAGCATATGCTGTCAGTTGCACGAAATAATCGTCAATCCACTCCCGTTTTTTCATCTTATTGGTCTGCTTAAAGTCTATGATGGATGGTTGACCTCGGAAGACTCCGACGAGATCAGTAGTGCCAGCATAGACGCCGCGCTTGTAGACCATGACTTCGTTGCCCCAGACCTCGTCTAACTCGGGAAAATACGCCTCCATTAGGCCGGCAGCCATGCGGTAGGCCTTGTACTGCCAGGGGAACTTAGCGCAGGGTATCGGCCGCATTTTGACGTGGGCCTCAATATAAGCGTGCATTGAGGTTCCAACGGACGCTGCCTCTCGCTTGATCCTTTCAGCTTCGGCCTCCCCTACCCTATTAATCCACTCTATCAACTTCGTCTTGTCTTTAGTTTTATCCAATATCGTAGTGACGCTGGGCAACTTCTCGCCATGCCTGTTAACGTACCGGCGCCCCTGAGGAGTGTCTTGGCGGGTCAGGGTTTCATACTTGTACCGCTTGACTACGTTGATCATCAAATGAGCCATTGTTTTAGGTCCTCCCCAAGTACTTGAGTGGCAATATCTATTTTGTTTTTAAGGGCCTGAACGATCTTTTCGTCTACGGACTTAGGCGTAATCAGGTCGATATAGGTCACAGACTTAGTTTGCCCGATGCGGTGTGCCCGGTCCTCGGACTGCAGACGCACCTCCAAGTCATAGCTGTTTGAGTAGTAGATCATCGTACTGGCTGCCGTAAGGGTTAACCCGTATCCGCCAGTCTTGGGCTGCCCGATAAAGAACCGCAGATCACTGTCCGGATCTTGAAACCGGGTCACAATTTTTTGCCGCTCTTCCCCTTCAGTGGCTCCGTAGTAAGTAGCTGCACACCCACCTCCATACGCCTTAGATAGGGCCCTCTCAATCGCGAGGATGTCGTGGGTGTAGGAGGCCCAAATAATAATTTTGCCCGATGTCTCTTCAATGCAGTCCAGCAGGGCCTCAAGTCGGTTATTTTTAATCTCGTGAACTTCGCCATCATCTGTCTTTAAATGCCCGCAGCAGATCTGGTGAAGCCGCAGAAGTTGGGTTAGGGCCGTAGCCGTGGTGGTCATCTTGCCATCTTCTAAAAGCGCAAGGGCCATCTTTTTCATTTGGTTGTACAGCTCGGCCTGCTCGTCAGTCAGCAGCACCTCTCGCTTGGTATAGATCTTAGGTGGCAGGTCTATGCATTCTTCCTTGGTTACCCGGAAGGCAAAGGGTTGTAGCTTCTCGTTTAGCTCATCTAGGCGCCTGTATCCTACAACTTGGTTAAAGGACCTCGGACCCATGGTTCGCTTTACAAGGACCGCGTACCTGGCTTGAAAGGCAAAAAAGCTGGTAAACCCTAATAGATTCGGGGACAGGAAAGCGCACTGGGTGTACAAATCCAGGGGGCTTTTGGTGACAGGGGAACCCGTTAGGATACGACGATATTTGGCAAAACGGCCTATTTTGTAGACATTTTTTGTTCTTTGGGCTGACCCGGTCTTAATCGTGGTGCTTTCATCCACCGCCATCAGGGCGTTATGGGCTAAGACAAACCGTTCCGCGAACCGGACCCCCTTGGGGGTAGAGAAGGCCTCAACGTTCATAATCAAAACGTGTAGCACATCGTCTGGCTCAAACATTGATCCTAGCGCCGCCTCCTGCTGTTTATTTGGGTTTGGCGTCCATAGTGCAATGCGGTACATGACGTGGTCTGGGGCGTGTTTGGGGATTTCTAACTCCGCCCAGTTCCGGTACACCCCTTTGGGGGCAATAATCAAGGCCCCGTTGATAAGGCCATTGTCGTACAGCATGCACATGTTATTAATTAACATGAAGCTTTTGCCGGTACCCATGTCGGCAAAAAGTGCAGCCACCGGCTTATCCCAAAACCTTGCTAGATAAGCGGATTGATGAGCATATGGCTCGTTCTTGAAACGATAGTCCAGCATACTTTCTCTCTTTCTTGACAGACACAACCTTCCGTATTAGGATACACGAACTCACAGAAAGGAGAAAGAGGTAATGGCGAAAGTCTATGTTGTCCAGGAAACCATGCGCCACAATGTGTTGCCCGCGCAACAGTTTGGTGAACTGATTTTCCTTTTGCCCCCTCAAGTGCAGATTGGTTTTTCACCCGGACCTATGGTGTCCCGAATGAAACGCGCACTTAGGGAATTCACTGACACAGACTACCTACTTTTAATTGGTGACCCTGCCGCCATGAGTATTGCTGCCGTATTGGCGTCGCAATACAATAAAGGAAGATTTCGTTTGCTTAAATGGGACAAACGGGAAATGAAGTACTATCCCATTGCAGTAGATATCAATCAGAAAGGAGAAAGTTATGAGTATTGATTTTGAGGTAGACGCACAAGCCTTAACGATCAAAGACAATTCGTTGTCCTCGATTGCCGAACTTGCTAAAGAAGCATTGGAAGTAGAGGCATCGATCGAAGATCTTGAGAAAGTTTTGGCGGAGCGTAAAGAAGTCCTGCGCAATCTTACCGAAGAGCGTATCCCTGATGCGTTGAAGGAAATCGGTATGGCAAAGTTTCAGATGACAGACGGCTCAGTTATAGAGGTTAAGCCGTTTTACTCTGCAAGCATTCCAGCAGATCGCCGTGGGGAAGCGTATGAATGGCTTCGTGCTCATGGGTACGATGACATTATTAAAAACACCGTCTCCGTCCAGTTTGGTCGTGGCGAAGACGATGCAGCGGGCGAATTGATTAATGTCATTCGCAAGCAAGGGCTCCTACCTGACCAGGCGGAGAAAATCGAATCCCAAACCCTAAAAGCTTGGGTTCGCGAAATGGTGGAACAAGGCACTGAGTTCCCCACTGATCTCTTTGGCGCCTACACAGGCTTCAAAGCGAAAATCAAACGTGCATAACTAACAAGGAAACTTAACCATGAACCAAGTAGCAAAGAAAAAAGAAACAGCATTAGCAGTAGTTGATAACTCAATGTTTGAGCAGGACGCACATGATGGTATGGATAACATATCGTCGGAAGATGTTGCGTTGCCTTTCCTGAAGGTCCTCTCACAACTGTCCCCGGAACTCGAGTCAATCGATGGCGCGAAAGCTGGCATGATTTACAACACCGTGTCGGGCCAAGTGTTTGATGGAACGCAGGGTATCAAAGTCGTGCCGTGCCACTACGAGCGCAAGTACATCGAGTGGACTCCTCGTGGCCAGGGCTCAGGTGCTCCGGTTGCAGTTCATCCGGCGACTAGCGATATCATGAGCAAGACCTTCCGTAAACCTGGGGATAGCAAGGATTATCTAGACTCCGGTAATTACATTGAGAACAGTGCTCAGCACTATGTGTTAATTGTTGATGACGAAGGTAACTGTGCTCCGGCGCTAATCGTGATGAAAGCCACGCAACTGAAGAAGTCGCGTAAGTGGAATAGCATGATGATGACGCTGAAGATGAATGGGAAGAATGGGCCTTTCACTCCCCCGTCCTATAGCCACGTCTACCGATTGACAACCACCAAGGAATCTAATGACAAGGGAACTTGGTATGGTTGGGAGGTAGAGCGTGTGGGTCCGGTGGAAGAGGCTTCTGTGTACCAGACTGCGAAAGCATTCTCACTTTCTGTGAAGCAGGGAGAGGTGAATGTTAAGCATGATCAGGAGGAAAGCGCCAAAACCGCAGATAGCAACATCCCTTTCTAAACTAAGCACAGCATGGCCGCCCTTCGGGGCGGCTTTGTCACCTTTATACAGCGAGAAAAAATGTCGGAAGTGGAGATCGAAAAGTTTAGAAAAATATTTGCGGGTCTTGATATTGCGTACGGAACGTACAAGATTGAAAAGGAGCGGCAAGATGGAAAGCAGAATGGGAAGGCCACAATCGTCCGGCAACCTCCCACGGATGACCTTTGGGTCAAACATCTCAAGGGCATTGAGCCCAGCCTCGGGATTATACCGATTCGAGCCGACAACACATGCACCTGGGGTTGTATCGACATTGATATGTACCCCATCGATCACGTATCTATTATCAAGAAAATTAGAAAGCTAGAGCTACCGCTAATAGCTTTCAGGTCTAAATCAGGCGGCATGCATGTGTTCATGTTCTCGAAGGAACCTGTTACTGCAGCCTACATGCAAAAGCACCTCAAGCTTTTTGCCGCCTATCTCGGATACTCCGGTTCGGAGATATTCCCAAAGCAGACAGAAATTCTTGTTGACCGGGGCGATACCGGCAACTTTTTAAACCTTCCTTATTTCGGTGGAGACAATGGCACTCGCTATGCGTACAAAGACGACGGCTCTGCGGCCTCACTCCAAGAGTTTTATGACTTGTATGAAACCTATGCTGTCACTGAGGAAACCGTCATCAAGGAGCCCGTTCAAAACAGTAGTGATCCGGCGCTTACCGATGGTCCTCCATGTCTACAGGTTTTATGCGGACAGGGCTTTCCTGAAGGTACGCGAAACAATGGACTGTTCAATATCGGGGTGTTTCTCCGCAAAGCTATGCCGGACACATGGGAAAACGAACTCATGGTCTACAACCAAAAGTTCATGTCTCCCCCTCTCCCTCTTAATGAACTCACGATTATCTCAAAGCAATTAAAAAAGAAGGACTACGGCTATAAGTGTAAAGATTCTCCGATCAACGGTCATTGCAACCCATCGCTATGTAAGACTAGAAAGTTTGGTATCGGTCAGTCTAATGACATGCCGAGTATCTCGGCCCTGTCTAAATATGCTTCTGATCCTCCGCTTTGGTTTATTGATGTTGACGGGCATCGCCTGGAACTCACTACGGAAGAACTGCAGCAGCAGAATAAGTTTCAAGTTGTTTGTATGAACAAGGTCAACGTCATGCCACCGACGTTGAAAAAACAAGAGTGGGAGACGCTGCTAAATGGGCTACTCAAACAAATGGTCGAAACACAAGCGATCACAGAGGCGCCAGAAGACACCTCCAGTGATGGAAGATTCTATGACCTTTTGGAAGAATTTTGCACTCACCTCCAGACTGCCATGGATCGTGAAGAAATTCTTATGGGCCGTCCATGGACTAATGAAGACGAAGCGTTAACTTACTTCAGACTTAAAGATCTTGAAAACTTTTTGGGTCGCAATAAGTTTTTGATGAGCACAGTAAAGATCGCGCAGCGCCTTCGGAACGTACAAGGAAGCCCACACTCTATTACCGTAAAAAACCGCACCGTTAGAACCTGGCGGATCCCTGCGTACAACAAACAAGATGCCCCGTTTGAAACTAGGGGCGTTGCAGCGGAGTCACCATTTTGAACGTCACAAAAGTATTTGGACCGCCTGGTACGGGTAAGACTACGTATTTGTTAAACGTTGTCGATAACCTCCTACAAAACGGTACGCCGGCGGTTTCAATAGGCTACTTTGCATTTACGCGAAAGGCTGCCCATGAAGCAAAAGAAAGAGCCTACGCTCGTTTTCAACAACTCGACTTTAAACGAGATCTTGCCAACTTTAGGACCCTGCATAGCCTCGCTTATGCACGATTGGGTATCCAAGCAAGCCGCATCGCAACGGCGGAGAATTATAAAGAGTTTGCCCTTCTGGCCAAACTTAACCTCAGTGTCGATCGAGGAGACGAGTCGTGGGAAATTCGAGCTGACCATCCAATACTCAATGTCATTAACCTCGCCAGGCTCCGCTGCTCGGACATTAAAGAAGAGTACAACCGAAGCAACCTAGATATCGAGTGGCATCACTTTTATTACGTGTACCAAATGTACCGCAGGTACATGCAGGAAAAAGGCCTGCTTGACTTTACCGACCTGCTCGAGATGTTTGCCGAGGTAGACGATACATACTACCCAGAGTTAGAGGTCGCTATCATAGATGAGGCTCAAGATTTGAGCCCGCTGCAGTGGAAAATTGCTGACAGGCTCATCAGGCGAGCCAGGAAAGCTTACATTGCCGGGGATGACGACCAGGCGATCTTTGGCTGGGCTGGGGCAGACGTGCGTTCTTTGCTCACGTATCCAGGCGATCAGGTCGTGTTGGATCAGTCCTACCGCATCCCACGGGTTGTGCATGAATACAGTAACAAGATAATTAACCGGGTTAAGTATCGGGTCCCCAAGGCCTGGAACTCACGGCCGGAGGAAGGCGAACTGCACTTCTATCAGCGCTATACCGATGTGGACTTGGTTGATGGTACGTGGCTCATCCTAGCCCCTACGAACTACGTTTTAAATGACGTGCATGAATACTTGAAAAACATGGGCATCTTGTTTGAGCGTAACGGTATTCGATCAATTGGTGAAGGGCCAATCGAGGCGGTGTACGCCTGGGAGGGCTTGAGAAATGGTAAGGAAATTAATGGCAAACAAATTAAAGCACTGTACACGTACCTCGGATCAAATGGAGTCGCAAGAGGCTTTAAAAAGTTTGTCGGGGACCCCGAGCAATCCTACAGCCTCGAAAGACTCAGAACAGAAGGTGGATTGGTTGCTAGTGACGGACCATGGTATGAGTGCCTTTCAAAGTTATCCGACGCTAACCGCGTCTATATCCGAGCTGCTCTTAGACGAGGGCAGTCACTACGAGGAGTTCCACGCATACGTCTCTCCACAATACACGGGGCCAAAGGTGGGGAGGCGGATCATGTCCTCATCCTTACGGACTTGTCTTCTAAGTTCGCCCGCGAGCAAGAAGTAAATCCGGACGACATTAATCGGTTGTACTACGTAGGGCTAACACGAACCAAAAAGACGTTACATATTGTTTATCCACAAGACCAATATAAGGCGTTTCGCTTATGACGATATCTTTGTTTCCACAACTAAAAACGGAGTGGATGGCCCCGGAAGTATTTCCGGATCTGTCCTCCGCAGAAGCAATTGCAATTGACTTAGAAACATGCGATCCAGGAATGAAAACGAGCGGCCCGGGCTGGCCAACAAGGAATGGTTACATAGTTGGCTTTGCTTTAGCCGTAGATGGTTGGAAGGGTTACTTCCCGATCCGCCACGGTGGCGGGGGGAACTTAGACGAGAACAGGGTCCGCAAATTTGTCCAGGATGCTTTGGATCTTCCTTGCGACAAGATTTTCTTCAACGCAGCGTACGACGTGGGCTGGTTGAAGGCGGAGGGCTTTTTAATCAAGGGGAAAATTATCGATGCGATGATTGCGGCGGCACTTATCGACGAGAATCGTTTCAGCTACAGCCTAAACGCTCTCGGCTTCGATTACCTGCAAGAGACTAAATCTGAGCAGGGCTTACGCGCTGCGGCCAAAGAGTTTGGCGTAGATCCGAAGGGCGAACTCTATAAGCTCCCGGCAATGTATGTTGGTGAGTATGCCGAGCAGGACGCGGCCCTGACGCTTAAGCTTTGGCAATACTTCAAGATCGAGTTGATCAAGCAGGAACTGACCAACATTTTTGACCTTGAGTCTGCCCTTTGCCCACACTTGATCAACATGACCTTTGAGGGCGTCCGGTTTGACGTTAACCGCGCCCAAAAAACCATGGCCGATTTCAAGAAAAGGGAGAGGGAGGCACTAGCTCAAATAAAGCGCCAGTCAGGGGTTTCTGTGGATATTTGGGCTTCGGCAAGCATTGCGAAGGCTTTTGATAAATTGGGCATCGCCTACGGCAAGACCGAAAAGGGTGCTCCCTCATTTACCAAGGGCTTTCTAGCTTCCCACCCCCACCCCCTTGCCAAGGCTATTGTGGACGCCCGCGAGTACAACAAGGCCAGCGGTACCTTCGTAGAAAGCCTGCTGGACTACGCCAAGTACGATGGGCGGATCCACGGTCATATAAATCAACTGCGATCTGACGAGGGCGGGACGGTGTCTGGGCGGCTATCTATGGCTAACCCCAACCTACAGCAGATTCCAGCGCGGCACCCGGAGATCGGTCCAGCCATTCGCAGCCTGTTTCTGCCGGAAGAGGGCGAAACATGGGCCTCCCTCGACTTCTCCCAGCAAGAGCCACGGCTCGCGGTCCATTATGCCAAGCTCTTGGAATTAAAGGGGGCAGACAAAGCCGCCGAAGCCTACATCACGAACCCCGAAACAGACTTCCACCAGACCGTGGCCGACATGGCCGGTATCGACCGCAAACAGGCCAAGACGATCGGTTTGGGGCTTCTGTACGGCATGGGGAAGGGTAAGATGGCCGTGGAGCTGGACTTATCCACCGAGGAGGCTGGAGAGCTTATAGGCAAGTTCCATGAGCTAGTTCCATTCATGAAGGGCCTGGTCACGGCGGTCCAGCAACGTGTGGATAACCCTGCCTCAAACGGTTCAATTCGTACCCTTTTGGGGCGCCGCTGCCGATTCAATCTTTGGGAGCCCACCGAGTTTGGTTTGCACAAGCCCTTGCCTCGTGAGCAAGCGGTATTGGAATACGGACCACGGCTCAGAAGAGCATACACCTACAAGGGTTTAAACAGGCTAATCCAAGGCTCGGCCGCAGATCAGACTAAAAGGGCCATGTTGGCCTGCATTCAAGCCGGGGAACTACCCCTTCTCCAGGTCCACGATGAACTTTGCTTGTCCGTACTTTCCCCAGACGAGGCAAATATATTTGCCCAGGCGATGATGGATTGCGTTAAATTAGAGGTTCCTTCTAAGGTGGACATTGAAACAGGTCCGTCTTGGGGGGAAGCCTCGTGAGTTTCTCGTCCTTTTTCTCATGTGGGCTACTCCTTCGAGCACTTGAGGTGGCCTTGCGCCACCTCTTTTTTGTGTTATTCTCCTGTAAATACAGGAGAGCACATGACCGACTCAACCAAATGGAAATCCGTGATGCTTCGCGTAGACACCTACGAGTTGCTCAAGGACATTGCTGCCCGTGACCGCAGGCCAATTGCATCAATTCTCAGTGACCTAGTCTTCAAAGAATGGGAGTGGCATTTTGCAAGAGACACCTACGAAGAAACCAAAACCACGGAACCCGGACCACGGTCCAAGAACCCGTTCCTCCGAAACCCAACGAATTCTTGAGTGGATAGATGAGACCTTTGAAGTCGTCGTTTATCCGTCTGGGTTTGAGGATTGCATTGTGGGGGTTGGAGAAAGACACGGTGGGCCGCCGGTGGCCGTCATGGATGTTGAAAAAATGCTTACCAAAATGGAAAAGCAGGGGATGACTCGTGAGCAAGCGATCGAATACTTTGACCGACAACTTTTGGGAGTCCATATTGGGGAAGAAAACCCCGTCTACATGCACGTCCCGAACTTCAAAGTTAAAACAAAAAATTCAAGCCGAAAAGGAAAGGAGAAGAAATGACTACGAACGAATCAAGCATCTTGGACCAGGATTATTCTGAGGCCATGATCCGCATTCAGCAGTTGCACAAACAATTGCAAAAAGAAATGCGGGAAGAGAAATATGCTGCGGCGCGAAACACTTCGCGCAAAATAGCTGTTGATGCAATGCTCATAGGAATATGGTGCAGAAAGTTTGTTGACAGGCAAGCAGGGGATGATTTACCCTTCTAAACGTAGTACCTCATAAAGGAGAAAGGAATGTTCTTAAATGAAGCAGAAACTAAACGAGTTAAAGCATATTTCTCGGGCATCTGGTCAAAGTCTTTTTGGCCCTTGTTTGCTCTATTGCTTGGGATTCTCATTGGCGTGCTCTTTGCTACCAGCGACATCCTCAACGACTGCAAGTACGCAGGCTCTTTCCGCGTCGATTCACAAGCCTTTAGTTGCCAGAGAAAAATATGAGAAAAATACTGTTCGTCCTGTTATGCCTACCCGCCCTAGCCCGCGCAGAATTTTGGACTGGCAACGATCTGTATAGCGGCCTGACCAGCAATGAACTGATGAGCAAGATGCAAGCTCTTGGTTATGTGATGGGGGTATACGACACTGGTGTCACACTTGCCTTTTGTCCGCCCACAGAACGCGGCATCACTGCTGGGCAAATTAACGACATCGTTCGACTGTACCTGGAACGTAATCCTGCTCAAAGAAACAAAACTGGCGACCGTGTTGTGCTGGATGCCTTGATAAAAACTTGGCCATGCCCAACCAGTAAGACACCGGGGAGATCTACGTGAACTACATAATAGGGGGTTTACTCATTGGCATTCTTACCTTCATGGCGATTACTCGACCATCGACCAAGGACCATTGGCAAATGGGATACGAAGCTGGAAGAAAAGAAGCATTGAAAACTAACCCGCCATCTGAAGAACTAGAGATGGTTTGCGCCGGCTTGTGGGTAGGGCAGCAAAACAAAAAGTTTTGGGAGAAAGACAATGGCCGTAAGCATTGATCCTAAAGACGAGAAGATTTGGCATTACCTCTTAGAGCGCAAAACACCAGTGACTATTAAGCAGGCAATGAAGACGCTGCTGATCAGCGAAACCCACGCCAGGCGAGCACTTGATTTCTTTGTTACTCAAGGGCTAGCTGATATGCATAAGACTGGTGTTGTAAGGTTTTATCAGGTGAAGGAATGAAGAACATGTGGCCGATACTAATTGCCGGAATCATTTTGGGGTTACTGATATGAGCGGAAAAGGATCTACTAGACGTCCCATGAATGTCCCAGACCAAACGTTTTGGGACAACTTTGATCGAATATTTGGAGAAGGAAAAAATGAACCCAAACAACGAGAGGATGCTAACAGAGTATCTAGTGGCAGCGATGACCTCGGGCCTAAAACAAACGGGAGCGAAGTACCAAATGCCGGAAAGCCTGGCACTTGAGTATGGGCGCCTTTGTTATAACCAGGCAATCAAGGATCTACAGGCCGTTTTTACGGCGTCAAACTTTGGACAGCTTGGTCTGGAGGTTTCTGATCACCTTCAAGAGTTACACATACATCAGAAAGGGAAGAACACGTGACTAGCGAAATCGATACCCTCCCCAGGGCACTTGCTTATATCGAGCGACAAAGGCAAGATATACAGCAGTTAACCTACGCCTGCCAAGTGCTTTTTAGGCGTAATAAGGAGCTGGAAGATGAACTTAGACGAAGCCAAGCACTTAGCCCGGTCATGGACGAGCGGCATTGATGTTCAATTGGATGGGTGGCGTTGCGCCATGAAACTTTTAATCGATCATATTGATGAGATGGAAGGCCACACGGACTTTAAACTGCCCCCGCAGCCCCAGCTCAAGACAATCGCGGACATCATCAAGCAAACGCAGGACAGAGCAAAATGAGCTATGCCGATTCTCTGGCAATCTCCAATCTGCTTAACCGCGATCCTGATGAGCCTGTGCAGGTGCTTTACGTGCGTCTTACAAATGGCAAGACAATCGCATTTATTGGCTCTCCTTTGTCGGAGGATGACTTTGATCATTTGGACGACATCACCTTTGGTGAGTGCATGTCCACAGGTTCTTTGAATCTGCTCAAAATTCTTAGCTCATCGACCACGGCCCAATGACTCTTCCCGCCTGGTTGATAGCTTTCATCGCCGTGCAATACGCGGCAATTGCGGTATTGTTTTTTAGACACGACCAGCCGTGGATGGCGGTCACGTATTTTGGTTACCTCGTTGGCAATATCGGGTTGACGATGATTGCCCTGGGACATAAATGATTTAACGCGGTATGGGGTGGCTTGGCGAGGCCAGGCATGGCGAGGCGAGGTATGGCATGGCGAGGTGAGGCCAGGCAAGTACAGGTTTGGTGCGGTAGGGTATGGCGAGGGTTGGTATGGCTAGGCAAGACATGGCATGGTTTTTTCATAAAGGAGAAGGTAATGAAGTCGAATTTAAAAGTAGTTAGTGAACCCAGCAATGGCGGTAAAACAGCCATTGAACATAGCTTTCCGTACACGGTTTCTGTGACCGTTTCCGGGGCAGCAGATTTGCTCTTTCACAAGTGGAATTGCGAATCTGTGGAGGCCAAGACGAACGCGGCAAAGAACTCTGCCGTGAAGAAAACCGATGACGTTGAATCGTACGTCTGGCGCGACAAGAAAGGGTTCCTGTGCCTACCCGGGGAGTACCTGCGGCAGTCGATTATTCAGGCAGCAAAATTTAAGCAAGACCCACGGTCCACGCGCAAATCTGCAATGGATCTGTTTAAAGCTGGTGTTGTTTCCCTCACGCCGCTTGCATCTCTTGGCGTGAAAGACTGGGACTATCTCGATACCCGTCGCGTTATGGTCCAGAGAAACGGAGTCAATCGTACGCGGCCCGCTATGTATGCTGGATGGAAGGCGAATGTTGTATTCCAGATTCTCACCCCGGAATACATCAATCCGATTCTATTTCAGGAGGTAGTCAACATGGCAGGCCGGCTGGTTGGCACCGGGGACTTTAGGCCAACGTACGGGCGGTACAACATCACTAACTTTGAGGTATTGTCATGACTAAAAAACCCGTAAAAGGAGCCAAAAAAGGCTCCGTAAAAAGCTCTAAAAAAGGCTCCAAAAAAGGCTCTAATGCTATTGCCAAAAAGCTTGATACCTGGCTGGTGGATAGGGCCGCTACTATTCGAAACCAAATCGCGGCGGAGGATAAGAAAGACCCTCCTCGGGAGTTTTTTGCCATCCTCGAGGATCACGACAAAGTCTGCGATAAGCTGCACGAGGTTGTTCAGCTTATGGATTCCGCGATGTATGACCTGGAGGATTTAAATTCAAATCGTGCTTCGGCTTTAATCTGTATCGCAGAGCGGTTTGTGAAAGAAGCCTACGAGAAGTCCAGTGATCTAAGCTTAGAGTTGTACAAGATCCACCGGATGCATTTCCTTAAGTAGCAGCTTTCTTCGTGGTGCGTTTCTTACGCACCACGGACCCCGGTTCAAGCTTTAGCACGTCAATAGGCCCGCCGGTCACCGGATCGAACAGGGAGGCTATTTCGATGGCCTCCTTGGGGCTTTTCCCCAGGTACATCGCAGCTAGCGCATAGGCTGAGCCAGTGCCTATCGAGAAGAAGTCTCCCCGGACCTTGACCGGGTGGATGGTGGATTCGTAGACGTAGATCCCGTCAGCCCGAAGCTCGAGCACGTCCACCTCGATGGGGTCATCAAAGTCCCCGTTCTTTTCTACTGAGTCATAGAACTTGAGCAACTTATCAAGGTCCCCGGCCCCACCGAAGATGCAGTCCTTGCCCCGACGCAGCTTCTCGATGTAGTACTTCACGTCGTCGCCCGAGACCTGGCTATCTGCCGCTATCTCCAGGGTGCTAAATCGGGCCGCTATCGTCGTCATTCGTACTCTCCTTAGTGCGGTTCATCGTACGGTTGGTCATGTCCTTGGTGATCATCTTTTTGCGGCTCTCGTCCCAGTGTAGTATCCGATGGCAGTTGGAGCACAGGGGGATGCACTTTTTGACCTCCTCGTAGATGGCCTTCCAGCGATTATCCGCCGCCATGCGGTTAACGGACTGCTGTGTCCCGTCCCGCACGACGTGGTGGAAGTCTATGATGGCCGGGTGGGTCATACCACAATTGTGGCAAACCTGGCTGGCTTTGAACTCCACCCACTTCTCGCGGGCAAGCTTTTTATTACGGGCCACGCGGGCCTGTACGGACGCCTTGTTCTTCTCATAGTGCGTCTTGCGGTAGACGCGTTCATACGCCCGCTTTTGTTCTGGGTCTTTGAATGGCACTTCTCCCCTCCCCGGGACTCGAACCAGGGATCATTGTGCCGTCCAAATGTTAAGAGTCCAGAATAATCGGGACTCGAACCGCTAGGGGTTTACGAGCATGCTTGCCCAAATTTTGGGCAAATTGGGCAAATCAGAAGATTCGCGGTACGCCCAGTTGTGTGATGGGGGTGTAGCTCAGTTGCGGGGTGGTTTTTGGCGCCGCTACGATGTTGGGCACCACGTCCTGGTTGATGACGTTGCGCATGTTTAACATCGGCACGGCAAGCTGCGACACGCCTGCGGGGGCATTGCCCAGCGCCCCAGTCGGGGTGATGTACTGTGTAGGCATCTGCGGCACAACCCCTGTGGTGATCGGCGGGGTAGCGACGATTGTCGTCGTGTCCACGTTGCCGGGGGTGAGCCCCGGTGGGATCGGTGCCGTGGCGGTGCGCGTTGGGGTTGTGGTGGTTCCCGGTGTTGTGGTTGGGGTGGTAGCAGGAGTGCTCGCCCCACCAGGGATGGGAAGGGAGGACATCAGGGGATTTACTACGGCCCCATAGCGCGTTTGAACTTGGGCCAAGGGGGTGTTGGTTGCCCGTGCGTATTGCTCGGGGGAAACACCCGTGCTGATCATCTCTGCCATTAGCTGTGGCTCAGTAAGTGAGCCTCCGCGATCTTTAATGTATTGCGTGATGTCAGTGTCTTTGAACTTTTCCGTAGGCAGGGGAGCAGTAGCTGCGACAAACCTTTTTTGAACATCTGCCACAGGTAACTTTGTCGCCCGGGCTACTTGGTCCACGCCAACGTTTAGCCGGGTCATGTGCGCAGCGATATCTCGATCGGAGGCACCAGGGATGACATTGGTCAGGTAATCGACGACCTGTGCATCAGTGAAGGAGTTGGGGGCTTGAGTGCCCTGCAAATTCATGAGAATTGCGTGGTAATCGAGTGCCATGGCCGTAAAACCTTTGGAAACGGAATAAACAAAGTGTAACGTGCCCAGCGGCTGTGTACAACAACCGAACCCCACGTTGCACGGAATTCTGTTGTTACCGCTGGGCAATTGATAGGTTACTCCAGATACGTATGAGAGGTAACTAGTCGCCTGACTAGTTATCTGACTAGGGTACTTAATTGATACTTGACTGATTTGGTCAGGCTAGGGTGCTTAATTGATACTTGACTGATTTGGTCAGGGGTCGAGCTTCTTGGATCACGGACCAGGGACCAGGGACCACGGTGCTTCCTTATAGTGTGGATTTTTAAAAATTTTTTCATTAAACACTTTTTTTAAGTCACTTTTAGGCGTAATAAACGTAATTATTGAAGTAAGTATATGATTTATATAAGGAATTAGCATTACAGTAAGAATTACGTTAAAGTAATCCTTTAACAACAGATGTAATGTTGTATAAACGAGACTCTTGCCACCCTACGTCCGGTTTTTGAAATAAAAAGTGTGTAGTGAAAAAATTTTTGAAAAACATACGTATAAGGAGTTGGGTTTGACATTCAAAAGAATCGTGTAGATAATAAACAAAAGGAGAAAGAAAATGATTATGCGAGTCATCCCAGAGCTATACGACCAACTGCCAGACAACCCAGTAGAAATGCTGCTGATTTCCTTTGGCTCGCAGGACGACATAGCTACCTTTTGCTCGGTTACCCCTCAGGCCGTTTGGAACTGGAAAAGCCGGGGGTCCATACCCCGTATGTACATCGAGGATTTAAGTAAAAAAACTGGCATCCCTACATGGATGCTATGCCCCAAGCATTTTGATAAAGGAGAAAGTGATGGTGTTTATGGGTCTGCTGATGAATATGCTGGACAAGATAGATGAATCTCGGGATGCCGCTATCGATCAGATGATAGCGAGGACAACGTATTACGGATTGGACGGGAAGACAAACCACCCGGGAACGCCCAGTTGGGGCATGGTTTACGAATCGTTGCGGAGAAGCGAGCATGGAAGATCAGAAGAGGGGCAGGCCGAAGAAAGTAAGCGACATGCCAAAAAGGCGGGCTCATAAAGCCCAAGCTAGGATAGCTACAGCAGGGGCACCGCTAACCGGAAAACGTAAACCTTTGAAACCCCGGGAGGCAAAGTTTGTTGAGATTTACGCTGGGGCCGATGGGACGATAACTTTGACCCAAGCCGCGTTGGAAGCTGGCTATCCAAAGTCTATTGCCGGAAGGATGGGATCTGAATTAACCACCCCGGAGAAGTATCCCCATGTGGTGGCGGCGATCCAGCGTAGACAAGCGGAATTAAATGCCAAACATGGGACGACTTTTGAACGGCACATGAAGGATTTGCAGTTCATTCGAGATAAAGCGATAGAGGCCGGGGCATGGGCCGCGGCAGTACAGGCGGAATATCGGAGAGGCCAAGCTCTTGGCACGATTTATATCGACCGCAAGGAAATACGGCACGGATCTATTGATTCCATGAGCAAAGAGGAAGTGCAGAAAAAACTCGAAGCCCTGCGTAAGTTGTACCAAGGAAGTTCAGAAGTTGTAGACGCCAAAATTACTCAGTCTATTGAGTACGAAAAAACCGTGGACCACACAGAGGAGTTCCTTAATGAAACCGGAGTCGGCGTTTTATCAGAAGATGAGGAAGGGGATGACGGGGGCGAAGATAACGAGGGTAGAGTCGTGGGTTAATTTGGGCATTCCGGACTGTATCGTAGGGCTAGACAATAATTTTCATCTTGTTGAGTTGAAGGTTGCCCAGCCCAATGGGAAGGTTAAGCTCAGTCCGCACCAGATATCGTTTCATTCAAATCACAAGGGCTATCCGACGTGGGTTTTTGTGCAGTACGACAAAGGCCGTAAGGCTCGGCTTATGGTGTATGAGGGCTGGCAGTCGTACGCTTTGGCCCAGTCCGGAATATTGCTAGCACCTAGTCTTGAGCAGAAATATCCGTGGGATTGGGAGAGTGTTAAAAAACACTTGACAACGTTTAAAAACTAAACGATACTGTGCCCGTAGTACTTTCATACAGGAGAAATAACATGACTTTTAAGCCAGCACCAAACCTCAAGATCGAGGTGTTCATTGATGAGCCGTTGCGTTTCCTATTTGACATTGATAACGGCGAGTATCGATACGACTATTACCCTGAGGGCAACCATTGGGACACGCGGGCCGACTCTGCGGACTACGCTAGGGCCGACGCTTTTCGTCTCCATACCGACAGCCTGACGGATTATTTGGAAGACCAAGCTCTATACATTATCGAGCGATTCAAGTATGTCGTGCGTACTGAATTTCAGTTCGGCCATGTGGACACCACCAAATTAACTGAGGAGATTCACTATGGCGTCTAACTTGCTTTTCTACGTTTTGGGCCAAGATGGGATGCCCGCTTGCCCGACCCATGGCATTCGGCTGGTGACTGACTTTTTCACCAGCGACGCTGGGGAACAATTCGAGCGTGGCAAGTGCCCGCTGTGTAATCGGACCTATACATTCGTGATCGAGGAGGAAAGCCATGACTCGCAATAATTTTCATTCTCAATTAAACGAGGTTTGGACTTTATTAATTGATTGGCGCAACGACCACCCGAAAGGGACAAAGCATAATGACGAGGCGTGGAAAAGCGCGTGTCAGGCGATGGCTTGGATTAGCGAGGATTTAGAGGCGGCTTATAATGGCGCAATTGATCCAAGAGCCTACGATGAGCGGTAATTATTACCGATCAAAAATTGACCAGTGAAATTAGGGCCGAGACTCCACTTTTTAAGGGGTTTTGGTCCCTTTTTGCAGGCAATATGGGATGGTACAGGAGGGAGAAAAACTAAGCCCCTCGTCCCTTGGTCCGGGGTCCGTGTATCTTTTTGCACGGGCCCGCGCCCGCGCGGGCCGTTTGTTGGTCAATTATTGACCATTGATGCTATGGGGCCTTGTTTATTTTCTAAACGGCCATGCTATAATGGCCGCTCATACAGAAGAAGGGGGTTTCATCATGCTTAAGACTGTCCAAGTATCCAGCAACAAAAAGACCGGGCCGATTGCTGTGACGTATAGGGCCGGGGTCCGTGACACTTACGGCACGTGCCCGAAGACTTGCGCCTTGAATCCCGCGCCAGAATCTGGCGCGGATGAAATCGACCGCGATTATCTCGCGGCAATGCTTGAGGCTGTGCCGCGCAATGGTGTCGCGTGGACCTATTCTCATTTCCCGGCGGCCGATATTCCAGTGGCCGGTCCGGGGCAGACTGTAATTAATGCATCATGCGATGACATGGACTCGGCCGTAGAAGCTGTGGCGATCGGCCGGCCCGCTGTCGTGGCCGCGCCTCTTGGCACGGATTGGTCCGGGGGCCATGAATATCGTGGCGTGAAGTTCGTGCAGTGTCCGGCGGAGCTTGCCGATAATTTCACGTGCATGCAGTGCGGCAATGGCCGGCCGCTGTGCGCCCGGGCCGACCGCGACTATGTGGTGGTGTTCGTGGCCCATGGCACAGGGGCTAAAAAGGTGGGGACCGATTGCGCCGGGGGATGCTACGCGGCCCAAGGACCAACGGCCATACAGTGGCACGGCACACGGAAGACTGGCGCGGCCGATGATGCGGCCGCGCTTAAGGCATTCGCAAAGAGCTTACCGCCGGGGTCCATGCTCCGGCATCATGTGGCCGGGGATATCGGGCGGGCCGCCCGATGATATTGATTCTATTAGTAGGGGCCGGGATTATTTTGCTTGACTCAATACTGGAATAATGCTCTAATTATTCCAGCGGCACGATTCCCGAGCCGCTTTATACAGGAGAATTAAAATGGCTTATACACAACACCGCAGTGAAACCGGATTCTCGAATGATCAATTAATGAAGATCGCTCCGAGTATCTTCGCAGTAGAACCCGCCGATAAAGTATCGGCCCGCTATGGCTTCGTGCCGACGATCGATGTAGTCGAGGAAGTCCGGTCCCGGGGCTTAGTCCCGGTCTTCGCGGGACAGACTCTGTCCCGCAATCAGGACAACCGACAATTTGCCAAGCACTTGATCCGCTTCCGTCCCCAGTACGCGCCGACGGTAGTCGGGCAGACTGTGCCTGAGGTTGTGCTCATGAATTCTCATGACGGCAGCAGCGGGTTCAAGCTGTGGCTGGGCCTGTTCCGAATGGTCTGCTGTAATGGCCTGATCATCTCCGACAGCGTGCTTGGTCAGGTGTCCGTGGCCCATCGATCGAATGCCGCCCAGATTGTCGGGGATCAGTCGATCGGGTTCATGGGTCAGATCGATCACATCGAGGACCGTGTGCGCCGGTTCATGGACCGCGTATTATCCCCGATTGAGCAATCCGGTCTGGCCGAGACCGCAGCGCAGATCCGCTGGGGTAATGACCGGCCCGCCGGTCTCAAGCACACGGACCTGTTGATCGGCCGCCGCTTCGAGGATGCGGGCAACTCACTGTGGACCGTATTAAACCGGATTCAGGAAAACGTAATTAAAGGCGGGGTTAACCTGAACCGGCCCAACCGACAGTCCAGCACGCGAGTGCTGCGCTCAGTCTCCGATGATGCCCGAGTTAATGATCAGCTATGGCGTGCTGCTGATGCGTTGATCGAGGCTTAGTTCTCTCCTGGCTGCGCAAGCAGCAGAGCCCGGGCCGTGGCCCGGGCTTTTTTATTCTCTGTCCAATACTATTTATCTATCCCCACTGCAGTGGGGATAGGAAGAAAATAATTGACACGCGATTTTATCCAGTCTTTCCCTGGAGGAAGGCGGGGGTGGGCGGGCCCGCTTTAACACCTTGGAGTCCCTGACAGTTTGGCTTCGCTTTCCCGCTTCGCTCCTTGCTTCGCTCTGCAACCCACCCGGCTTCACTGGCTTTGCCCCTTTAGCCCAGTTTCCGGCAGCCAGCCAGGTGGTCAAAACTTAACCACTTGAAACCCACCCCCTTGTTTTTAAAACCGATTTCCCCAAAAATTTTTTGCAAAATTTAAAACTTGGTCGTATGCTTCGCCGCTACAACGTGACTCAGCGCACGCAGAAAGGGACACCTAAATGTTCAACGTGGAACAATCCACGCCGGAAGAAGAAATACTGAAGCTAGAACTTCGACTAGCCCAGATAGAAGCCAGGGAAAAGGCTCGAAATAACTTTTTGGATTTTGTACGGTACGTGTGGCCGGGGTTTATCTGTGGCCCGCACCACAAGATCATGGCCGAGAAGTTTGAAAAGCTTGTCCGTGGCGACCTAAAGCGGGTAATTATTAATATTGCACCGCGTCACGGGAAGTCTGAACTGACGTCCTATCTTTTCCTGGCTTGGCTCATGGGCCAAAAACCGGACTCCAAGATCATTCAAGCTACGCACACGGGCGAACTGGCGCAGCGGTTTGGCCGAAAGGTCCGAAACCTAATGGACTCTGAAGCCTACAAGGAGATTTTCCCCGAAGTGAATCTGGCGGCGGACTCGAAGGCGGCTGGCCGATGGGAGACGAACAAGGGCGGCGAGTATTTTGCGGCTGGTGTGGGCGGTGCGATGACTGGTCGTGGTGCTGACTTTCTGGTCATTGACGATCCGCACTCGGAACAAGACGCATTATCAGAAACCGCGATGGAGAATTGCTACGACTGGTACGTGGCGGGACCCCGTCAGCGTCTGCAGCCGGGCGGCCGAATCCTTCTGGTTATGACCCGTTGGTCAAAAGTAGACTTGACCGGACGAGTTTTGCAGGACCAGGCAAAAAATCCGGTGTCCGATCAGTGGGAAGTCATTGAATTTCCAGCAATTATGCCGTCTGGCAACCCCTGTTGGCCGGAATTTTGGAAAGTCGAGGACTTGCTCCGCGTGAAGGCGGCCCTTCCGGTGTCAAACTGGAACGCGCAGTGGATGCAAAACCCGACTGCCGAGGAAGGAGCGATCTTTAAGCGTGAATGGTGGAAGGTTTGGGACCGCCAACACGTGCCAAAACTGAGTTATGTGATCCAAAGTTACGATACGGCGTACTCAAAGAAGGAAACAGCGGACTTTTCTGCCATAACTACGTGGGGCGTGTTCACTCCGGTGGAGGGAGAAGAGGATCACTTGATACTTTTGGACGCGAAAAAGGGTCGATGGGACTTTCCGGAGCTAAAACGACAGGCGATGGAACTGTATAAGTTCTGGGATCCGGACTGTGTGTTGATCGAAGCGAAGGCAAGTGGGCTTCCGCTCACCCAAGAGTTGCGTCGCACAGGAATTCCGGTCGTAAATTACTCACCTGGGGGTCGAAGATCGGGGACTGACAAGATCAGTCGAGCAAACTCTGTCTCTCCGGTCTTCGAAGCGGGGTTCGTGTGGGCCCCTGACGAAACATGGGCCGAGGAACTTGTTGAAGAGATGGCTGAATTTCCGTATGGCGAGCATGATGACTTGACAGACTCAGCAGTTCAGGCGGTAATACGGTTTCGACAAGGCAATTTTCTTCAGTTGCCGAGTGACTTTCTTGACGAAGAGGTCGGGCCCACCGTTCATGAGTACTACTGAGCATGTCAGTTAGCAAAGAACCGCTATCCATACGAAACAATAATCCTGGAAACCTGCGGTTTGCTAATCAACCGGGGGCTACGCCAGGAGAAGGCGGCTTTGCTCGCTTTGAAACTCCCGAAGCAGGACTATCTGCCATGCAAAGACAGATCGAACTCGACACGCAAGAGCGCGGGTTGACTCTTTCTGCCTTTTTGAACAAATACGCACCTCCGTCCGAGAACAAAACAAGCAATTACATCGATTTTGTCGCCAAGAAGACGGGCCTTGATCCGTCGTCCGTGGTCCCTGCAGAAAGAATCGGGGATTTGCAGCGTGCGATGATAGAGATGGAGGGTGGTCCGAGGTCCTTGAGCCATTTTACGCAAGTCTCGACTGCTCAAGCACCCACCAAGGCACCCGGACCACGGCCCACGGTCCAAGTAGCGTCTGCGAATCAGTTGCCGGAAAGTTATCGCATGGCTCTGGCTGCGAATTATCTTGGTGATACCGAAAAAGAGTCGGTAACAGACCAGGCGATGAAGTTGTTAGAGGAAATACAGTCTGAAGATGGCGGTTCCGGAGCCTCCAGCACGAGAACAAAGATTGGTTCGATCCTTGCGCCGTCGGAAAAGACGGTAGATCCGTTTGCGATCATGGCAAAAGCGCAAGAAGAGAGCGAGCCAAAGCGAAGACCCGTCCCGCGCATGCCCGTGAGGTTTGCCGAAGGTGGCGAAGCAAAAAAGTTTAGCGATGAACAGGTGTCCCGGTACCTAAAGGAAAGGCCCGAGCTAACGGATCGGCAGATTGCCGAGGCGATGAACAAGTACAACGTTTCGCAGGAACAAGTATCCCGCGTAACTGGCGTGACGATGCCCGAGGTGCAGCGTCGGTACCGCGAAGCGACGGCACTGACTGCTCGCCCGACACTCGAAGGTGTTGGGGCGCTGTGGAACAAACTCCACGAGAAGCAGTTTGGCCAGCCCGTCAACCTAGCTACGACCAGCCAAGAAAATGCACTCAATCAACTGAGTGAACTGCAAAAAGAAACCGCGCGGCAGCAGGCCGAGTGGGATGCGAAGTACGGTGCCGGCATACCTAAAGCGGGCACACCTATGCCAACATGGGGGGAGACATACGGGGCCTGGGCTCCGTTACACCAGCAGCGTTTTGGCACGATGATCAATCGTCCGTGGAACGCGGACATTGATGCCCAGAACCAAAAGCTGGCTCTCGACCAGCAATACATCCAGGCTGTACGCGACTACAACACAAAGTACGGCACCAACTACGCCCCAGAAGAGTCGGTGCTTGGTATCGATGCGCAGCCAAACCCGTTTTACCGCGTGCCGGATAAAGATGATGATGGCTTAGGCGCATTTCTGGGTATGGCGGGCACCATAGGCGGGATGTACTTGTTCCCCGGTATGGACTTCAACAGCATGCTTTACAGAAACCTACTTAGCACTGCCGCAACCGAAGGCGGTAAGCGCCTGTTCAAAGACGGCGGCGAGGTAAATCGGAGAGCGCCGTCCATTAGTGAAGTGCCGCAGGTGGATGTGCAGGGAAGAGTGGTCCGTGATGCGCCCGTACCTCAACCTACTTTCACACCCGGCCAGCAATTAATCGGGGCTGGTGAGACAGCACTAAGTGCGTTGTCCGGCCTGACTGCTCCGGCCTCCATTGCTTATGACGTACTGCGTGGCGTTCCCGCAAAAGAAGTGTCACCAAGCCGGTTCATGTACGAGCCGCGTACTGAGGCTGGCCAAGAGACTCTCCAAAACGTTGGCAGGCTTGCCCAAGAATACAAACTCGATGCAGCACTGCCCCAAGTGCAGTTGCAACGCCCATACCCAGTGGGGGCAGCGGCAAGACAAGGCATTGCAGGGATCGAAAAAGGCGTCGAGAAGATGACGTTGCCCACGTTTAGGAAGATTACTGGCAACCCGGAAGCTACCAAAGAGCAGATGATGGACTTCGTGCTCAACCAAAAGAGCATCATGCAAGCCGGGGCCCCCGCAATTTCCCGCGCCCCTGGCGGAACATTCTTCACTAGCGAGGGAAGCCAACTATCTAGGCTTATTAGTCGTGGCGCCACGGAGGCGATGGAATCCGCTGGCGGAGATGTGGAAAAAGCTACGGCTGCTGCAGAGATGTTTAACAAAAAAGCACGAGACTTTTTTGAGAAACGAGCAGGAAGTATTAGTGATGAGTTAAAGAAAGAAATGATAGCCGGGCGGATTAAGATGCCAGGCGAAGTAGGGGAAGAGTTGTTTCCAAAGTACCTTATTAGGGAAGCAGAATCTGGCGATATCAGTGCTATGCGGGACCTAGAGCGTCGGTATGACCAAATGCTTGGAATCCGTCAAATTAATTTGGCAAAAGAAGATATTGCAGAGCCTTACGCAGAAACCGAGCGTATGAGCCAAAGCATTAAACAAAATATTTTGGCTCAGTTTAAGCAACACCCCGAGTTAATACCGGATGACCTGTTGTCTAAACTAACAAACAAAGATCCAGCAGACGTAGCAGATATTCGCACCCGGTTAAAAAATAACCCGGAGTACTTCTCTGTTGTTCTAGAGCCAAAGATTTCAAAACTTATAAACATAAATGCTGAAAACGTAAATCCTTCTGACATTGCTCGGTACGAAGGACTGTACGGAAGGTACGCTACTGAAAATTTAAGCAAAAACGAACTCGAGGCGTTGAAACGAGGGCAACCACTACTCGACATCAGTAGTGGTTACATGGACTTTTTTGGGTACGACATAAAAGATCTGGCTAGACAAGCCGGTAAAATGAGTACGCAAGAATTAAAAGACATTAATTTTGCTACGTTTGTTTCTAGAGCATCAAAACTTGCGGTAAAACAAAAAACACTAGAAGCTCGCGCGGATGAAATTCAAGAAAGCATAAAAAACAATAAGTTTGTAGATCCTGAAGCACTTGCTTTTGGTACAGAGGTATTCCAAGAGCTGCCAGACGGGTCAACCTGGAGAAAAATAGTTGATCCAGATGCAACTTTGATTCAGTCTGCGGTATTAGATAATTCCATCAAGGGATATGCCAATTACGGGTCATATGGCCCGTTTAATAATGGCCGAAAAGCCTTGGAAGACGGGAATGTAGAATTATTTGTTTTATACGACAAGAACGGAATGCCTGTAACTAACGTTGAAATGGTCAAGGGCGAAAAGTCAGGTAAGTTTTCTATGCGGCAAGCGCAAGGTAATGGTCCGTTGACCTCTAACGTTACGCCGGAAGACTACTTGCCCCAACTAAAAGCCTTTATTAACAAAACAACCCCGGAAGATATTCCGTTTAATATTTCCAAAGAACTTCGCTATGTCGATGCCCCAGAAGGGTTCGCTAAAGGCGGCATAGTCGATAAACCCTTATATGATCGGGCAGCATAATGGCTAAAAGAAAGAAAAACTCAACTGCTAACAACATCGAAAAATCTTTGATGGCTACTGAGCCCATGGTCGAATTGGCTGAAGGCGGCGGCGTTGAGGTAGAGATTGAGGCCAAGGACCCTGAGACCGATGAAGAACTTGTCAATGTAGAGATTGACGAGGAAGGTGGCGCTACGATCACGATGGGCGAAGAGGAAGAAGACGAGATTGAAACCAAACATCGTCAAAACCTAGCCGAGAAACTTAGCGATGACGATTTGGCCATGATCGGCAGCGAAATCCTGGAGTATTTTGATTCGGACGTTGCCTCTCGCGAAGAGTGGGAGCGTACCTACTCAGAAGGGTTTAAGAATCTTGGGTTTCAGTACGACGTTCGTACAAAGCCTTTCCGTGGTGCGGCCGGGGTATCTGTTCCGCTGTTGACCGAGGCAATTACACAGTTTTCTGCCCAGGCCATGAAAGAACTCATGCCTGCGGGCGGGCCCGTGCGCACGCACGTGATGGGCGCCAGCAACCGCAAGCGTGAAGCCCAGGCCAACCGCGTCAAAGATTTCATGAACTACCAGATTACGACGGTAATGAAGGAATACACCCCCGACTACGACCAGATGCTGTGGTACGTGGGCTATGGTGGGTCGGCCTTCAAGAAGGTTTACTTCGACAAGAATAAAAAGCGCTGTGTGTCGCCGTTCATTGTGCCGGATAACTTTGTGATGCCGTACCACGGTTCAAGCAATCCGTGGGAGAACGAGCGCTGCATCCAGGTGGTTCCGATGTCCAAGAACGATCTGCGCAAGGCGCAGGTCAACGGCACTTACCGCGATATCAACCTTGAAAGTGGCGCCGTAACTCCCCGCGAGACTCCGATTACGGACGGAGAAGACAAAGTTTCTGGCCAGACTCCTGGCTACATGGATGAAGAGTACACCCTGCTTGAGGCCCACATTCTGTATGACGTTCCGGGCTTTAAGGACAAGAACGGAATTAAGAAGCCATACATCATTACCGTGGACAAGGACAGCGGCAAGGTGCTGTCGATCTATCGTAACTGGGCCGAGGAAGATGAGACGTGCTGCCCTGAGCAGTACTACGTTCATTACATGTTCCTACCAGGTCCGGGGTGCATGGGCTATGGTCTGATTCACCTGATTGGTAACCTGAACCGGGCAGCGACGTCCGCATTGCGTCAGTTGTTGGACGCTGGAACGCTGTCTAACCTGCCGGCTGGGTTTAAAGCACGGGGTTTGCGGATCGCGGATGACGACAATCCGCTGCAGCCTGGCGAGTGGCGGGACATTGATGCGGGTGGCGCGGACCTGGCCTCGTCGCTACTGCCCCTGCCGTACAAGGAGCCAAGTCAGACGCTATTTACCTTGATGGGTTTCTGTATTGACAGTGGACGTCGCCTGGCAAGCATTGCTGACATGCAGGTGGGTGATGGCAACCAGCAGGCTGCCGTAGGTACGACCATGGCGCTAATGGAAAAGGGCGCCAACGTAATGTCTGGTATCCACAAGCGGCTGCACTATGCGCAGAAGCTTGAGTTTGAATTGATGGCAAAGTGCTTTGCCAAGTACTTGCCAGATGAGTATCCGTACGAAGTAGAGGGTGGCGATCGGAAGATCTTCCGCGAGGATTTTGATGAGCGTGTTGACGTGCTGCCCGTGGCAGACCCGAACATTTACTCGACGTCCCAACGGATCATGATGGCCCAGACCCAGTTACAACTGGCCCAGTCTGCACCGCAGATGCACAACATGTACGAGGCCTATCGCCGCATGTACGATGCACTGGGAGTTCGGGATATCGACATGATCCTGAACTACGACGATACGCAAGAGCCCAAGCCCAAGGATCCGGCAACTGAGAACGCTGATGCGATTGACGGCAAGAAGCTTAAGGCCTTTGCTGGTCAGCAGCATGACGCTCACATAATGAGCCACATGCTCCAGGGAATGAGCCCGATCGTTCAGGGTAATCCCCTAGCTGCTATGAATCTGACTAAGCACATCCTCGAGCACGTGCGCCTGAAGGCGGAGGAACAGGTCGAGGCACAGATCTTCACGGAGTACGGCCCGGAGAACCGGGGCATGGTGTCCGACATCCAGAAAGAGGCAATGGTTGCCATGCTCGTGGCCCAGGGAATGGGAGAACTGCGGCAACTGTCCTCACAACTGTCTGGTGCTGGCGCACCTGATCCACTGGTTCAGCTCAAGGAGCAGGAACTGGCACAACGGGCAGCCCGAGACCAGCAGATTGCGCAGAATGACCAGCAGAAGATTGGCCTGCAGGCCCAGCAATTACAGCAGCGTGCGGCAGAAACTGCCGCTAAAATTCAATCCCAGGAAGATATCGCCGATCAAAAGGCCGATCTCACTTTAATGCGACTACAACAGATGGGGGTTCAGAATGCCACTCAAAAAAGGCAGTAGTCAGAAGACCATCTCTGGGAATATCTCTGAGATGGTTCGGAAGTTTAAAAAGACTGGGTCTATTGGTACCAGTAAACCCACCAGCGAGAAGAAGGCCGTTAAACAGGCCGTGGCAATTGCGCTTTCGACCGCTGGAAAATCCAAGAAGATGGCTACTGGCGGGGAAGTTCGATACGTCAAACGCAAGGATGCCGACCGTAAAGTGAAAATTTGCTAGGAGAGCAAAATGCGCAATAAATATCGTACCCCTACCGCTAAAGAAACCGCCAAATTGGATAAAGCACGTTCCATGATGGAAAGTGGGATCCAAGGCGAAAAAGATGTCTGGTCTAAGATCTCCACAACTATGGCAAAATCTGCCAGGGACGAAATGAAGGCTGCGGAAAAGGTCCGCGAGTCTGTCCCCCAGGAGGCTAAAGAGGGTGAGGCATACAACTACGCCGGCTACAAGTCAGGCGGCATGGTGAAAGTACGCGGACAGGGTGCCGCGCGTCCCACTAAGGGCTGCAAAATCTGCTGATGGAAAACCTAGTCGAGCAACTCTACAAACTCATCCGATCTCGTAAACACGAGATCGGTGAGGCAATGATTTATGGCGGGGTCAAGAACCAGGAGCACTACCAAGGTTTGGTGGGTGAGGTCCGGGGCTTGCAAATGGTCGAAGACCGCATGACGGAGATACTGAAGAAATTAGAAAGTGAGTAAAAGCTAACCTTCGCGGTGGATACCGCGCAATAACGGAGAAATAAATGACTGAAATGACTGCTTTGCAAAAGAAGTGGGCCGAAGAACGGTCTGCCGAGCAGAAGGTGCAGGAGGACGAACAGCAACTACGCCCTGAGAACATGGACGCTAGTGTGCTGGACCGTATCCCTAAGCCCACTGGCTGGCGGATTGTGGTTTTGCCGTTCCGTCCCCCCAAGAAGTCTAAGGGCGGGATTGTTCTGGCGGACCAGGCCGTAGAAAGGCAACAAATCGCTACGGTTTGTGGCTACGTTGTAGCTACAGGGCCTTTGGCCTATGCCGATAAGGAGAAGTTTCCTGAGGGTCCGTGGTGCCAGAAAGGTGATTGGATTGTCTTTGGCCGGTATGCCGGGGCTAGGATTGGCATTGATGGCGGAGAGATCCGAATTTTAAACGACGATGAGGTTCTGGCGAAGATTTCTGACCCAGAAGACATCGCGCACATGGTTTAAGGAGAAATACCATGCCAGAGAACGAAGAAGTTCAAGAAGAAGTACAGGTCCCCAGTGGGGATGATCAACTGGAATTCAACCTGGGCGAAGGCGAACAGGGCGCCGAGGTTGAGATCACAGAGGACGGCAAAGCTGAGATAAAACAGGTAGAAGAACCTGTTGTCGAGCAGTCGCCGCCCAAAAAGCAGGCAGATGCTGCGGAGCACCAGGATTACAGCGACAAAGTTAAGAAGCGTTTAGACAAGATGACGGCTCGCCTGCGCGAGGCCGAGCGTCGTGAACAGGCTGCTTTAGACTATGCTCGTCAAGTCCAGGCAAATCTTCAGACTGCGCAGTCTCGAGTTCAAACCCTGGATGAGGGTTATCTGACTGAGTTTAAGTCTCGGGTGGATTCCCAACTGGCTATTGCTGAAGCCAACCTGCAAGACGCAGTAGAACGTGGAGATGGAAAGGCTGTTGTAGAGGCCCAAAAGCTCATGTCTCAACTAATCCTGCAGCAGGAAAGAGCCAACGTTCTTGCTCAACAACGTCAAGCGGCGCCGAAACAGGAAGCGGTACAACCGGCCCCACAGTACGTTCAACCCCAACAGGCCGCCCAACAGGCCATTGATCCAAAGGCGCAGAAATGGGCCGATGAAAATGAATGGTTTGGGGAAGATGAAGTCATGACCAATGTCGCCTACGCTGTCCACGGCCAGCTAGAACGAGAAGGGTTTGACTTGTCAAGTGATGAGTATTACGATGAGCTAAATCGGAGGATCCGTAAGGAACTTCCGCACAAGTTTAAGAAACCTCAGGTAAACACCAACGTGGACGCCCCCGGTGTTGCACCTGCTACTCGCGGCTCGACCGCGAGCCAAACGGGGCGCAGGACCATCAAACTCACACCTAGTGAGGTGGCCATTGCAAGAAAATTAGGTGTCCCACTGGAAGAGTACGCTAAGTACGTAAGGAGATAATCATGACTAAATCTGAAATCGATCGCACATCACGTGCTGCTGAAACCCGTGCAAAAACGGAGCGTAAGAAGTCATGGTCTCGTCCTTCCGACTTGGATGCGCCTCCGGCACCTCCGGGATATAAGCATCGTTGGATTCGTAAAGAAGCAGGCGGTATGGATGACAGTAAGAACGTGGCTGGCAAGATCCGTGAGGGTTATGAGCTGGTCCGGGCTGAGGAATACCCCGACTTCGTTACTCCTTCGATTCAAAACGGCATTCATGCTGGCGTCATTGGCGTTGGCGACGTAATGTTGGCGAGGATCCCCGAAGAGATGGCCGATCAGCGTAGGGAATACTACGACCAGCGGACGAGCGATCAAATTGAGGCTGTTGACAACGACTTACTGAAGACCAACGCACATTCATCTATGCAGGTCATCAAGCCGGAGAGACAGTCTAGAGTTACATTCGGTGGCCCTAAAAAGGCCGAGTAATTAATCTTTTAAAGGAAAGACAAAATGGCAAACGTTGATAAAGCCTTTGGTCTTCGTCCTCTTGGTAATCTGTCTGCTACTGGTGCCCAGAAGCAGTACGCCTACCTGATTGAGGACAACCAATCTGGCGCAATTTATCAAGGGGATCTGGTGACCATTTCTGGTGGCTATGTCGTTAAGTTTGACGCTGCTCTGCACACCGTCGCTGTTGGTGTGTTTAACGGCTGCAACTACGTTAACCCGACGACTGGCAAGCCCACATGGAGCGCCTTTTACCCCGGTTCGGTAAACATTACTTCTGGCGTTATTCAGGCAGAAGTTTTGGATGACCCCAACCAACTGTTCCTGATTCAGGCCGACGGTATCGTTGTACAAGCCAACATTGGTAAGCAAGCTGACATCGCTTACGCTGCTGGTAGCGCAACGACTGGTGTTTCTGGTACGGAACTTAGCTCATCCTCAATCGCAGTTGACGCAACTAAGGTTCTGACTATCGTTGGCCCGTACAGTGCCACCGATAACGTCCTTGGTGAGGCAAATGTAGATGTGGTTGTTAAGATTAACTGTCACTTGTATGGCAGCGCTGGTGTTGCCAACAGTCCTCCCGCACCCTAATAGGAGCTAAGTCATGGCAATTTCACGTTCCCAACTGGTACGCGAGCTTGAGCCTGGTCTCAATGCTCTGTTCGGACTGGAGTACAGCAACTACGAAAACGAGCACGCCCAGATTTATGATGTCGAGACATCTGATCGCGCGTTCGAAGAAGAAGTTATGCTCTCCGGTTTCAATACCGCCCCCGTCAAGGCTGAAGGCGCCGGTGTCGCTTATGACAACGCGCAAGAAGTCTATGCTTCCCGGTACACGCACGAGACCATCGCACTGGCATTCGCGCTGACAGAAGAGGCCGTAGAGGACAACCTCTATGACCGTCTGGCTGCACGTTACACCCGTGCTCTGGCTCGTTCTATGTCCCAGACCAAGCAGATCAAAGCGGCCGCCGTCCTGAACGGCGCCTTCACCACCTCGATCGGTGGCGACGGCAAGCCCCTTTGTGCTGACGATCACCCGACCCTGTCCGGTCCTAACCTGAAGAATGAACTGTCAACCCCTGCGGATCTGTCAGAGACTTCTTTGGAGCAGGCCCTGATCGACATCGCCGCCTTCACGGACGAGCGTGGTCTGAAGATCGCCATCCAAGGTCTGAAACTGATCATCCCGAAGGAACTCCAGTTCACGGCTGATCGCATCATGAAGTCCACCCTGCGTGTTGGCACTGCAGACAACGACATCAACGCGATCAAAAACATGGGCATGATTCCCCAGGGTTACACAGTTAACCACTTCCTGACCGATCCGGACGCATGGTTCATTAAGACCGATGCCCCGAACGGCATGAAGATGTTCCAGCGTGTGGCGATCAAGACTGGTTTTGAAGGCGACTTCGACACCGGCAACGTTCGCTACAAGGCTCGTGAGCGTTATAGCTTCGGCTACAGCGACCCACGCGGCATTTTCGGTTCTCCCGGAACGCCGTAATTGAAGTAAGAAAGGGGGCTTTTGCCCCCTTTCTTTTTCATGGAATTGGTGTATATTGGCTTTATCCCGGGGTCCCCGGTGCGTTTGACTAGTCCCGGCTAGACGTCATGCAGACAAACGCACTCAACTCGCATGAGAGGCAAATTAAATGGCTCGCACTACCTTCTCCGGCCCAGTCGCATCTGACAACGGCTTCATCGCTCCGGTTGTTTTGACCGCAGCACTTCCCCCCGCAAACTCTGTTCCCGCTGGAACCGTGTATGTTATTTCCGACAATGGCGTTGGCAATAATGAGTATTGCATCGTAGTTAGCAATGGCACTGCTTGGAGAACGGCTCTCGGCGGCGCACTCACTTAATAGGGGGCTTTAATGAGCTTCGCAAGTGACATTCAATCCGTCACTAAGACGGACACTACGCAAGGCGTTAATGGCCGATCCAGACTAGCCGGGCTGTATTACACGTGCTCTGCCACCCCAGGGACCATTACCCTGAGAACAGGTGGTGCTCTTGGAACGGCAAGGCTGACTCTTGCTACGCCGGGTGCTGCAGGTGCTTACGATCTAATTATTCCGGACGACGGAATCTTGTTTGAGGACGGGATTCACATTACTCGTAGCGGAGCAGAGATTGTCAGCGTAACCCTACTTTTTGTTGGCGGAGCTGCGGCATAAATGGCCAAGGGCATGGGAATTAAAACTTCGGTTAAGTCAGGCAACTTTCGCCCGACTAAACAAGGGGCGGGCATGACCAAGAAAGGCGTGGCAGCATACCGTCGCGCAAATCCTGGGAGTAAATTGCAGACCGCTGTAACTGAGGACAAACCCTCGCCCGCACGCGCGAAACGGCGCAAATCTTTTTGTGCCCGTTCTGCTGGTCAAATGGAAAAATTCCCCGAGGCGGCCAAGGACCCCAACAGTCGAATTAGGCAAGCCAGAAAGCGATGGAAGTGCTAATGGACTCCGTAACTATTGTTTGGAACATAGTATTAACCCTAGCGTCCGCATTTTTTGGGGTGGTTTGGTATATGGCACAAGAAAAGTTCGGGAAAATTGATCAGATTGAGCAAACGCTTAATCAAACCAGAGTGGAGGTTGCTCGTGATCACGTCACTAAAGCAGAAGTTCAACGAATTACTGAACACATTGACGCAAGGTTTAACCGCCTTGAAGAAAAAATTGATCGACTTATATCAAAAGGTTAAGTGAAATGGCCGCTAAACCTGGTCTTTATGCCAATATCAACGCAAAACGGAAACGGATTGCGGCAGGGTCTGGTGAAAAAATGCGCAAGCCTGGTACAAAAGGTGCGCCAACTGCAAAAGCTTTTCGTGAATCCGCCAAAACGGCGAGAAAGGGCAAGAAATGAAAAAGAAAGAAATGATGGATATGGAAGGCCGTGCGCTCAAGCGTAAAACCGCCGATGCCAAAGGTCGTGCTATGAAAATGGCCGCAGCTCCTATGATGCCTATGGGCATGAAAAAGGGCGGCGCTGCCAAGAAAAAAATGAAGAAAGGTAAATAACCATGGCTGGCAAAGGAATGGGAAGTGCAACTAAGGGTGGGGGTTGTGTTGAGTCTGGCCCCAAGAATAAGTACGTTTCTAAACCCAGTAAAACAACTGGGTCGGTGGTTATGGCCGCTAAAGGTGGCTTGATGGTAAGCCCACGTAAAAAGATGGCCATGGGCATGAAAAAAGGCGGAATGTGCTAAATGGCAACTTCTGGTACCACTGATTTCAACCTTTCGATTGACGAACTAGTCGAGGAAGCGTTTGAGCGTTGTGGCATGGAGATGACTACTGGTCATCACCTTAAGACCGCTCGTCGGTCGCTCAACCTCATGTTTCTTGACTGGGCCAATCGTGGATTGAATTTATGGACCATTGAAGAAGTGACCTATAACTTGTCTCAGGGGGTAACATCAATTACGTTGCCCACTGACACAGTGCAGGTTCTAACGGCTGTTATACGCGATTCATCCCAGAGTCCGCCAGTAGACATAACTATCGACCCAATCACGCGTGCGGAATATCTGGATATTCCAGATAAATCTACGCAAGCTCGTCCTGCTCAGTACTACGTGGAACGTACAAATACCCCAAAGGTTTATTTTTACCCCACGCCAAACTTAAATTCTACGTACCAGTTTCGGTACTATCGGATTCGTAGGATTCAAGACGCTGGTGTATACACCAATACGCTAGACGTTAACTATCGATTTTTGCCATGTTTAACCGCAGGACTTGCTTATTATTTATCTCTCAAGTTTGCCGCAGATAGAACACCTGCCCTTAAGCAAATTTATGAAGAAGAGTGGGCCCGTGCAGCAGCAGAAGACCGTGAGACGGCCCGGATAAGTTTCGTGCCGGAAATGGGGGTCTAATGTGTCCTTTGCAACCGGCAAATTCTCGTATGGACTATGTGACTACTGCGGGCAACGTTACGCATATAACGTTTTGCGCAAAAACTGGCGAGGGTTCAAAGTCTGCCCAGAAGACTATGAGCCAAAAGAACCACAGTTGGAACCCCTTAAGTTTAACGGTGATGCCGTGGCTCTATATGAGCCGCGCCCAGATCGCGTGGAGCCGTTGTCTGTTTACCTTGGTGCCCCTGGTGACTCTGCTTTTGAAAGCATTGGATCTGCTAACAACACCGTTAATATGCAACCAGAACGGCAAACGCAGGCCTTAATAAGTAGAATATCCACAGGAAAACTAACTGTCGTCATAACATGAACTATAACCAACTTGTAACTGACATTAGGAACTATACGGAGGTTAACGCCAACGTATTTTCTAATTCTGTTATTGATACGTTCATTACAATGGCGGAGAACCGAATCCTTCGAGACATTGATCTCGACGTATTTAAGCGCGAAGTTACAGGCAATATGACGGCTAATAACAGGTTTCTTACCGCCCCGTCAGACATGTTGACTCAGCGCTATATGATGATCACTTCTCCCGCAACCAATAAACAAGTTTTCCTACAGTTTAGGGATACTTCGTTTATGAAAGAGTATTGGCCAAATGGTAATCAAACTGATGTGCCAAAGTATTACTCTATTTGGGATCAGTACAGCTTTTATATTGCACCTACTCCTGATCTGTCTTACACCGTAGAACTTGGATATATTCACAGACCTGCACAAATCTCTCCGGCCAACCCAACCACTTGGATTAGTACTTTCGCCCCAGAGGCGCTTCTGTATGCATGTTTAATTCAAGCCTACAGTTACACAAAAGGGCCCCCTGAAATGCTGCAGTACTTTGAAAACAGCTACAGACAAACCTTACAGGGCCTTGGCATTGAACAACAGGGTCGCCGCCGTCGTGACGAGTTCCGTGATGGCATGGCACGTGTTCCACTTAAATCACCAAGTCCGGGGCCATGATGGACGTACAAAGCGCACTTCTTTTAAATGGAGTAACGGTTTTAACTACCAACAAAAGGGGGTTTACGCCCGAAGAGTTGGCAGATCAGGCCGTGGAAAAGATTTTGTATGTTGGAGACAACGTACATCCTGCTATAAAAGAGCAGGCTCATGCTTTTAAGAAACAGATTCACGAAGTTTTAGTGCAGTACATGAAGCAAGCAATCAAGTCCGATAGAACCACATTAGCGAATAACCTTCGCGCGTGCGGGCGGGAGGATTTGATAAAACTCTTGGAGATTTAAAATGGCTATTACCCAAGCAATATGCTCCTCCTTTAAACAGCAACTGTTTGAGGGGATTCACGACTTTGATGCTGTAGGTGGGGACACATTTTATTTGGCCCTTTACACCTCGGCAGCCTCTTTAGATGCAGCCACTACGGCCTATACCACTTCCGGCGAAGTGTCCTCTGTCGGCACTAACTACCCGGCTGGCGGAGGCGCGTTGACAAGCCTGGGGGTCTCCCTGTCCGGTACAACGGCGTTTTTGGATTTTAACGACCTTACGTTTCCCAACGTAACTCTTACCGCCCGTGGATGCCTGATTTATAACCAAACAGAGGCAAATAAGGGTGTTGCCGTGTTTGACTTTGGCTCCGATAAAACGGCCACGGATGGCGACTTTACGGTCATTTTTCCGGCCCCAACCTCAACAACTGCGGTAATTCGCTTGGTGTAACGTGGCTTTAGTACTGTCCGATCGAGTAAGGGAAACCAGCAGTAGCCTGGGCACAGGCCCGTTTACGCCCACTGGGGCGTACACCGGCTATACGACTTTCTCTGCCGCGATTGGGGCAGGTAATGTCACGTACTACACGATTACAAACGATTCTGCTGGCGAGTGGGAAGTAGGGGTAGGCACCTTCGATGGAACATCTGTTTCCAGGGACATAATTTTAAAAAGTTCTAACAGCAACCTAATAGTCAACTTTTCGGCTGGGGCTAAAGAAATTTTCTGTACTTTGCCGGCTGAACGCGCGGTTTATAACAACGCTGACGGTTCCCTAGTCTATGATCCGGCTGGGTCGGCTATTATTTTTGCGATTGCACTGGGCTAAATATGGCTACCTTTAAAAGCACTGCAACCAGGAATTTAGGGACAACTGCCACTACCATCCATACGGCGCTTACTGGTTCTGTTGTGATTGGGCTTAACGCGGCCAATATCTACCCTACTGAATTGCCGATCAGCGTATGGCATAGACGTGGGGGCAATAATACGTACATAATTAAGGAATTTAGAGTAGGGCCTGGAAAAACAGAGGAATTGATGCGGGGCAACAAAATTGTATTGGAGGCGGGAGACACCCTCCAGGCATCTACGGCGCTGGCAAACGGCTTTGACGTTTTAGTTTCCGCATTGGAGGGCGTCTGATGAGTATTGAAACCCACACCGTTCCTAATTATGCAAACCAGACCTTCTATGGGTTTAAGCTTATTCAGGCCACAGGCGACCTGAACGTAGACATTATTAATGATGGGTCAACGGTTAATCTTCCCGAGCCTGAATATATTGTTGGTCCAAATGAGTACGTAAATTGGATCTGGTCAACCGGCACCTTTCAGTTCCAGTGGGGGGCTAAAGGTCACTTGGAGATGGTGTTCATATGACTACTGTTATTGATCTTGGAAAACTTCGGTTTTACTGGGCTGGTAATTACAACGGCGCAACCGAGTATGAATTAAACGACGTTGTTAGGTACGGCGGTAACGTTTACGTCTATATCAACACCGTAAAAACCATCGGCAATGAACCTACCGACCCGCTCTATTGGGCGATGATGGTAGAAGGCATCAACTTTGTTGGAGCTTGGAACAGCGCCACTCAATATTATATTGGCGATGCTGTGGCGTATGGCTCCACAGTTTATGTTGCTTTGCAAGATAACATTAATAAACAACCAGACAATTTCCCGGCTGACTGGTCTCAGTTTGTCGAAGGTATTCAGTATGAGGGGGCTTACAGCTCTGTAACCACTTATCAAGCTAACGACGTAGTTACATACGGTCCGTCAGCATACATTGCTAAAACAACTACAAATAACAACAATCCAACCAATATCACTTACTGGGACCCGTTTGTACAAGGTATTTCTCCCCAGGCTGTGTACAACAACGCTACAGCATATGTCCCGGGGGATATCGTCGCCTATGGTGCCAATCTCTATGTAGCCACGGCAAACACCACCGGCAACGTTCCCACAAACACGAGCTATTGGGATTTATTTGTAGACACGATTCGCACGCGAGGCGCGTGGACTACGACAACTTTGTATTACATCAACGATATTGTCACATATGGCGGCAATACCTATATCTGTTTAATCCAAAACACCTCTGGCACGTTTGCTACGGATCTTGCCGCTGGCAAATGGCAGATTTTTAATAGCGGTATCCGGTGGAGAGGTGCTTGGACACCAAGCACTTCGTACTTGGTAAACGATGTCGTATTTAACGTGACGTCTTCATACATTTGTATGAATGACTACACTTCCACCAGCAACTTTAACAACGATTATTTAGCAGGAAATTGGCAGTTCCTTGCAAAAGGGGACGACGATGTCTTGCCTGTAATTACCCCAGGACTGGAAGGATACTCACTTACAGTAGCTGCAAACGGTATTGACATTGACTGGATAAACGCTACCGGATCTACAAATGTATTTTACGTATCACCGGATGGTGACAACAGTAATCCAGGAACTAGTTTAGCTACTCCTTTTGCTAACATTCAAGCAGCCGTTGCGGCTGTTCCGGCGGGGCAACCAGCAACAATTTTTGTTAAAACAGGTACTTATTCGGAGGCTGCACTTCCAATTATTGTTCCTCCAACAGTAGCGATTGTTGGGGATAACCAGCGTACGGTAATCGTTCAACCTGCAGCAGGATTAGCGGCAGACGGAATTACGCCTAACAACCAGGCCACGATGTTCTTGATGTCCAACGCGTCGATCCTTAATAAGATGACGTTTGTTGGAATGACTGGATGGGTTCCTGGAAGTACTCCAGCAGATATTAGAACCTCAACACCAAAAGGTGTTGTGGTGGCGCTAAATCCAGCCTCAAATGTGACCACAAAATCACCATATATTCTTGAGTGCTCTGCGATAGGGTCGGGCTGTATTGGTGCTCTAGTCGATGGTTCCATACAAGCTGGTGGATACCGGTCCATGTTATTCCATGGATACACCATTATTACGGACAATGGCGTAGGCTACTGGATTAAAGACGGTGGTCGAGGTGAAATTGTATCTTGCTTCACCTATTACGCTTACTTCGGATATGCCACCTCTGGCGGCGGAATTATTCGTTCCCTTAATGGTAACAACTCGTATGGAACATGGGGAGCATCATCGTTTGGATATTCGGCAACAGAAACACCACAGACGGGCGCTTTACTCGGTAAACAACTTACAGTAACAATTGATCCAATTACTCAGGGGTTTGCTGCCGGAACTACGATTACAGGTTTAACTTCGGGAGCAACAGGAACCGTATTAAATCTACAGTCCTCTGCCGCTAAAATTTACTACAACCAAACATCCGTCACTAACTTCCAAAATGGCGAAGACATCACAGACGGAACATACACCCTGACAATTGCACCCACGGGGGTATCTGATCAAAAGGGTTATTTATTAGTTGCCAATGGTTTTGCTGCTGCTCCATTGGCCGGGGCAAGTATTCAAATTGCAGGCGATCCAGGATCTTACGTAATTCAGTCAGTAACAGGCACGTACGTAAATGCATCAAGTGTTTTAGCGCTTGCTCTTGCCCAGGAAAAATTAACCTCTTCTCCGAGTGGCGCAGCAGTAACGATTCGTTACAACTACTCACAGATCCGACTTACTGGCCATGACTTTTTGAATATTGGTACTGGTGGAATTACCACCACCAACTACCCAAATACTCCGTTGCAGCCGCCTTCGCAAGGAAATGAGGTCAATGAGGATCTGCCAGGACGGGTTTATTACGTATCTACCGACCAAGATGGCAACTTCCGGGTTGGTGAATACTTCCGAGTGGATCAAGCAACCGGTACGGCCACCCTTAACGCTAACGCGTTTAACTTGGCGGGTCTTACCTCACTGCGCCTTGGTTCAATTGGGGCACAACTTGGTGAGACGATTAATGAGTTTTCGTCTGATCCCACACTGGGCGGAAATAACCCGACCAACTCTGCTGTTCCAACTGAGTACGCAGTAAAGACTTATGTTGACAATAACTCTGGTGGTCAAGTCACTAACTACACACGTTCTCTATTAGATACGGTAAATGCGAGCGGATACTACACAAAATTTGTAGAAGGTGCCACTACTTATCAGAACATAACGTACTCAACTGTTGGAATAGTTGTTCCACAACAACAAGTAACTAGTTACCAAGTAGTTAAAAACGCTATCACACAGAACGTTACAATAACGTACTTAGAGAGCGGAGTAGTTGACACAATCACAGTTACATAAGGAATAGCCATGTCAGACATAATGGTTTATAACGCGCTAGGTGAGGCTAACAAGGCCCTTAGACTAGCCATGGGGGAACCCACAAGTAGACAAGCAGTCTTGTCTAACCCAAATTGTTACACCCTTTGGGCAGCAGCTATTCCTACGTTGACCTCGGAGACCGGGTCTGTTTGTGTATATGACCAGGCTTCCACATATTTTAGGGACGGAAACTGCTGTTTGTGGACCGTTCCTGGAGGCACAACAAAGGTTAGATTTCAACTATGG